AAGGTCGGCGGAGAGGTCCTCAGCGGCGCCGCGAACGTCGGAATGGGCGCGATGGGTCTCGTGCAGACGCTCAAGATGCTCGGCATTGGCGGCGGAGCAGTAGCCGGCGCGGGCGCTGGGATGAGCTCCGCGGGAATGGGCGCGATGGGATCGGCCGCGTGGGCTGCCCAGGGCGCTACTACCATGGGCGCGATGGGCAGCGGCACCATTGCGGCACAGGGGGCGTTCGCGACAATGACGGGTGCTAGCTCGACGGCTGCCACATCGCTCGCGGCATTCGCAGGCGTGGCTCTGCCGGCGACGGCGGCGCTCGCAGCGGTGGGGGCCGCCGCATACGAAGGCGTCGGCCTGTGGCAGGACATCGAAAACGACCGCCTCAAGAACGTTCACATGTATATCGACGTAGCAAACCGCTACATCGAAGGGATGAAGGGCATCAGCGCCGACGCGCCAGAGCTCGTGACGTCCATCCAGAGCCTGCGGGCGAATGGTGATGAGGCGGCGGCCGCGCAACTCGAACTGAAGGCTGCGGCACTCGGCGCGGCGTCTGCCCTCGATGCGATCTCTCTTGGCAAGCGATACCGGGAGGGCATCGACAAGCAACAGAGCTACGACATTCGGAACTCGGCAGACTTCGACGCGGCGCTCAACGCGGCGGCCGCAAAGGCCGGAAAGGGCCACCCAGGCGGAGGCGGCGGGACGTCGGTCAAGGAAGTCATCATCCAAGTCACTTCCAATCAGGATCCTTCAAGGATCGCCAGGATGGTATACGGTGAGATGATGAACTTGTCGCGGCATCCAAAAATCAGCCGCGACGTGAAGAACTACTCTGCGGCTGGGACCTGATGTCGATCATCAACTTCAAGAAGCCTCCGAAGTGGCCCACGAACTCCACGCTTTGGAGCGGCAAGCATTCGACCGTCATCTGGTACCTCGACGCCTTGAAGGTCCCGCTGCTCGTCGAGAAGTGGAAGGTTCAGCTCGTCACGACAGAGGGCTACGATCACGTGAACGGCGAGAAGCGTGCGCGCCGCTACCGCGTAGTCGACGGCTTCGATATCACGCTTTCCTGCCGCCAGGTGAACACGGTCGAAATCGAGGCTCTGCTGGCTGACGTAATGGTCGATGACGACTCCGAGGACACGTTCGGTCCTCAGCCTGCGTCCAAGCAGGTGGCAATCGCGGTCAAGCCGCTCGATGGCGGCCGGTACGGCTACTCGACATCGGGGATCGTCACGGTCGGCGCGTGGGACTGGGGCGTAGACGGCCGCACGTCCAAGTCACTGGTGACCATCCCCCTGCACGCGCAGGACCTGAAGATCGTGCCCGCATGAGTGCTCCCTGGATCTTCGAGCAACGTGGCGGGGACCGTAAGAAGTTCACGCTCGCAAATGACGACGCTCCACATGGACGAGCTCGTCAGAACCCCGTTGTGCGCGACGGGCTGGCTGTGCGAAAGTCGAGGACCCTGTACCCCGGCAACGACGAGCCGACTACGCATCTGTTCGGCCGCAAGTCGAACGACATGGAACTCGTCGGCAGGTTCATGGACAGCTACGGTGGCAAGGGCTACGCCGCGAAGATGACCGATATGGTCAAGTCGTTCGTGGACGACCAGCAGCCCGTGCGCATCACGTGGGGCAATCTGGTGTGCGTCGACGGATTTATCGACGAATTCGACCCAGGGCGCGAATCTGCCGGCAACGTCCAGTGGAAGATGAAGATCACGGTCGACGACGACCTGATGCTCGCGGCCTCCAAGGCGGGGCAGACGCCGGAGCCACAGAAGCCGCAGGACTTCAGCAAGAAGATTGCTTCCGCTCTCTCCGATGCTCTCGGCACATCGAGGACCGGAGAGTCGCTCCAGAGCTTCCCGCCGTCGCTCGATCTCGGGCTGGGTGAGTTTCTCGACTCGCTCGTAACGCTCGTCAACACGCCCGCGGCTCTCATGCTGGACGTGGCGAATTCGCTGCAGTCGCTGGAGTCTTCGACGATCGGGTCTCTCAACCGCCTTCGTGCTGGCATCCACCAGACGAAGACGGCCGTCCTGCGACTCGAGGCGACGTATGCCGACGCCCAAACGAACGTATCGCCAGGGCAACCGGCTGCTGTCACCACGAGCCGCGCGGACGACAAGCAGCGATTTGGAGGACAACAGGCACACACCGCGGTTGCCATGAATAAGACGATCGCGGCGCTACGAAAGCTGGACAGGGCGGTCGCCATAGCCATTCGAGGGAAGATCAAGAGCCTGTATGTCGCTCGCGCGGGTGACACGTGGGAGGGCATCGCGACGGCGCAGATGGGATCGGCCGTGAGATCGGCGGAACTGCAGCAGGCCAACGGTGAGACCGGAAAGCCTCGCGCGTCGGTGCGATACGTCATCCCCCGGTGAGTCATGCCAGCGACCTACTACCGCCCTCGCATGAGCGCCGTGCTTTCGGTGCCTTGCTGGGGCTCCGCGGCGGATCGGGCCGCACAGGAGCAGGACGACTCGGTTACGACCTTCCCGGTACGTGTCAGCAGAGCAACCTGGGAGCGAAACGACCACAACCACGCCGACTCGCTGTCGATCACGGTGGATTGGCGCGACGCAGGGGTGGACCCCCGGCTCATGAGCAACGCCATCGTCGAATTCTATCTCGGTTGCGCGGACGACCATGGCGAGTGGGAGCCGTCGAACGAGAACAGGCGATTTGTTGGGATCGCCGCGGACGTCGAACGCTCTGGAAGCGAGAGCGGGCAGTCGGTGGAGATCAAGGCCCTCGACTTCACAACGCTGTTTTTGAACTCCAGGCCATTCCCCCCGGAGGGCGTGCCTCGATATGGAATGACGCTCCGGGAGGCTTGGTTCTGCATCATCGAGCACACCGGCGGCAAGGATACCTCTGGCAACTGGTTTCAGTCGGCGAAGATCCTGGAGAACGCGCTGGTCAGTTCGGGCGACACCAACCTTGCGGACATGGGTCTCTGGAGCGCGGTGCATGCCAAGAATCCGGACGCTCATATCCCGGTGAAACCGGGCGTGGACGCCTGGGCGGTCTGGCAGACCTGTGTGGGCATGCTCGGACTCATCAGCTGGATCGAGCAGGACAGGGTCATCCTGACGACCTCGACGAACCTGTACAGCCGCGTGGACCCGCCTGTGATGGTGTGGGGCGGAGATCATTCCGCGACGTCCGTGCTGGCGGGCAACATCAAGGAAATCAAAGAGCGTCGCAACTGCACACAGGCAGGCAAGAAAATCTGTCTGGTGAGCTACGACCCGCTCACGGGCAAGGTCTTGCAAGCCTTCGCTCCCGGGCCGCCCGCGGAGAAGAACAAGGGGAGCAAGAAAGCCGTCCCGGGCGCAGCCGGCACGACGGCCAAAGAACAGGACCAGTACGAGGTGTTCGAGGAAAACGGCATCACGAACATGCAGGCGCTGCAGGACAAGGCCAAGCGCGTCTACGAGGAGCGCACCAGGCAGGAGCTCGAAGGCTCCCTGGTGACCGAGGAGATGTTCGTGGGCACCATGAACGGGTTGGGCTACGATCTGCTGGATCTCGGAGCTGGTCAGGACATCGTTGTCGCGGTCGAGCAGGAAACCCTCGACGGCCTTCGGATGGTCAATGGCATCTCAGATCGTGTGGCCTGGCTCATGTCGCGCGGATACTCGGACAGCGTCGCGCATCTGCTGGCGACCAATGCCGAGGGCCTCAAGTTTCTGTCGCCGGTGTTCTTCACCAAGACCGTTCGGACCTCATTCGAATGCGACGAGAACGGCGGCAGCTACTCGACAGAGATCACGTTCTGCAATCGCATCGAGTTGACTGCGCAGGGGCCCGCTGACTCGCCTGGTTCGAGGCAGCCGGTCGGCAACGGCGAGCGACCCCCAGACTACTGGCAGAACGACAAGACGGCACAGGGAGGGGCGTACTGATGATCGCGGAAGGAAGGTTCCTGGGCGTTATCTCCTGGCGTTCGGGTGCCTTCCTTGCGCGACCATCCACCGGAGGGCGCGATGCCTGATCTGCCTATCAACGAAAGCGCGCTCCAGGGGCATCAGGAGGACCGCGGCGGCATCGAGCTCGGGGTGGTAGGCTGGCCGGGGGATGCCGATCACGCGGCGGTGAGTGCAGAGGATCTCAACGGTCGAACGTTGGTCAAGGTCACGCTCCTGCGCGGCGCGACAGGCTACGACACGGACGTGCCGGACGGGGAAGCGCGGGGCACTCGCATCAGGTGTCGGGTCAAGGGGCCCGACTTCTACGTGCCCCCGAAGGGGACCGAGGTCATGGTCGCGATCCCCGCAGGGTTCGGTCTGACAGACGGCGCTCCCGTCATCATCGCCTGCATGGGAGCGACGCCGGATATTCAATACTCCAAGACGCGCGCGAAGTTCGACTACGGCAAGGATATCGACGTGGTCTTCAAGGCCAGGTCGGTGACGATTTCGGACTACGAGGATCGCTTCGTCGCAGTCGGGCCCGACACCGGCATCATGATCACGGACGCGGACGGGACCATGATTCAGATCAAGGACAAGAAGATCGTCGTCCTCGCGCCAGACGCGACCGGATCGTCTCCCCCTATGGCCGCTGCCGTGCTGACGCTGACCGCTGAGGCGATCGGCCTCGTGCACAAGTCCGACGCCGGCATGGCGCTCGTGCAGCTCGGGGACGGAGACTTCCAGGCGCTCGGGCTGCAGGGCGTCCTCAAGTTCGGAGCGACACTGATCGGCATCGCTGCCTCGCCTGTCACGGCGGCTGTCGTAGGGCCTCCCGGTGCACCAGGCGCTGCCGGTGTTGCTTCAACCAGCGTCTTCATCTCCCCCTGAGCCCAGCATGGCATTCACCCCTGGAACCGATGTCGCCATCGCCGATGACGAGACTATCACGGGCACGGGCGTCAAGCTCGACCTGACCAATGCGGAGATCGCGGCGGATGTGGCAGACAGAGTGCTTCCTGCGCTGCCCACAATCGGGCAGACGACGCCTCCCTACCGAGCCGAACGGCCTTGTCAGCAATCCGATATCGACACCGTGCGCAAGGGACGAGTCTCGATGGAGCGCGACATCGCGCGCCGAGCGAACGTTTACGCGCAGAAGATCCTGGACTACCTCGGAACGGCTCTGGCCACCGTGGCAGGCGCATCATGGATCGGCTACGACGACTCGGCAGCATCACCGGCTTCAGGCGCGACGACACTGCAGGCAGCTGTCGATTACCTCAAGGCGCACAGCGGAGGCGGGGGCGGAGACGGCTGGACGAAGACGAAAGAATCGCGCACGTACACCAACCCGTACGCGACGTATACGTGGTACGCGAGCCTGCCCATTCCGCCGAGCGCCGGGATGCAGTTCTACGAGGTCTGGTTTGTGATGTTCTGTCATGGGCAGTCTTCGGCGGCGATCTACAGCTCGGTCGCTCGCGGCTACGTAGGCGTCGCCAAGCGCGATGACGGGACCGTCAAATTTTGGAACAACGACGTCGGTAGTACGAGCGCGATGTGGGGCGGAGATAGGGCTGTCAGTCCAGAGCAGTACTACGGACTCGTAGCGTGGTCGTTCGATCCGAACGGCGGATCTCCCAGGATGGTATTCTCCGAGACGATCGCGCAGAGCGGAACGGTGACCGTCGACACAGAGATACGGTACCGCCTCGTCGCCAGCACGATTCAGTAGTTACTACTTGAAGGAGACGTGTCTTCGCCATGGCCTCGAAATGCAACTTCCCCAGGCTTCCGTTCCCGCCGATTCCATTTCCGTCGATCGGCCTATCGATCCCACTCCCGCACTTCTCGCTGTCATTCACGCTGTCGTTCTTCTGCCCGCTTGACTAGTACGGCCAGCCGTTGCAGGAGGGGGTGCACGTTGTGGCGGGACATTGTCCGCCCTGATCAAGGTTGACGGTCACCAAGGATCCAGGGACGGGGCTCACAAGGCTCAGCGTCAGGTACGAGTCGGTGCCGGCGAGGCCGATATTGCCGCACCCGTAGTGCTCAACCGACAGTCCGCACCCGCTTGGCTCGGGGTCGCCGACGGCCAGATTCTTCTGCGAACCGCCAAGTTCTGGCGGGCCGGCGAAGTAACCGCAGGAATGATACGGCAGCTCCAGAACCATGCTCCACCATGTCCCGGTCGGACCGCAATTCGTGCAGGCAAGGTCCTGGCTCGTGATCTCCGGAATCTGGATCGTGGTGGATCCGACCGAAAGCGTTGCTGCTGATCCTCCGTTGATGTCGCACACCGACGAGCATTCCGACGCGAGCGCGCCGCATGTCGGGTTGCAGTTCCAGGAGTTCTTCAGGCATGGTGCAGCAGGACAGCCTGCCTCAGCATCGGGCGCAGGACCTGCAGCCTCGCCAGCCTCCTGCGTGTCGATCGGCGGCGCGTCTTGCCCGTCTGCCGCCTCAGCCTCTGGTTGAGGCGCCGAGTCCACCGATGCTTCCGCCTGGGCGTCCCGGGTGTCCTGGGCCGAGTCTGTCGCGGCGTCGTCGTGAACGTAGACGATCTTCGTCTCAGCGGGGCTGGATGAACACCCCACCAACACCGTCAATGCGAGCAGGAACCGTCTCATACCGATCATTGTAGCCGAATTCAAAGACCATGTCGATTGCCCTCACAGCCGTGGACCCCAGAAGCCAGCGCCGAGTCAGGCTCGTGTTCTCACACGCGCTCTCCGTCGGCGCGTTCAGCTCGCTGGCCTTCTACTCCGTCACCAGCGATGGCGCCGGGGTGTCGCCTGCGGTCAACGGGGCATTTCTGGTTCCGAGCTCGCCGAACGTCGTCGAGTTGAGCGTGACCGAAGACCTGCTCGACGGGGCTCAGTACACGGTGTCAGCGGTCGGCGTGCCGGCGACGGACAGCACAACGACGCCGCCAGGAACTGTGCTGTCGTTCCGCCGAGGAGCCAGCCCGCAATCGGTGCGAGTGGACGACTCGCCGGCAGACGATCTGCTCACCGAAATCTACGGAGAAGACCTCGCGTGGAACGGCCGTGACATGGTCGAAGATGCGACCGGGGATCTGGGACGCGCCACGGGTGTCGCCAATGTGATGGCAGCGCAGGAGCGGAGACTCACATCCGATGGCCTGCAGTGGGACCGCGCGTACGGCGCGAAGCCTCGGCAATACGTGGACGGCCCCTACCCATCGGTCGCAAGGCTGCGCGGCGTGTGCGTCCAGCAGGCGGTGCAGGACGACCGTGTCAGGAGAGCCGAGGCCCGGTTCGTCCCTCCAACTGCGCAGCAGCGAGACACGTGCGCCATCGAAGTCACCGCGCTGCTCGTCGGCGGCATCGAAGCCACAGTCCAAGCCCCGGTGAAGGTGGGTTGAGATGCCAAGCGAGTTGAACGTTCCCGTGCTCCCGGAGCTGCTCGACGCTGCGGCCGCTGAACTGTGGTCGCGTCGCCAGACGGCGGACGCTCACCGCGGCAGCCTGTACGACATCCAGGCGGGCGTTGGGGCGATCCTATGGATTCGGCAGGCCGTACGAGACCGGGACAGCGTCCGCGCCTGCTACGACGACGCAGCCGACGGCGACGTGCTCGAGTGGAGGGTGAAGAGAAAGGGAGGCCACGCGAGAATTCAGGCCACGCGAGGATCCGGCACCGCGCTGCTGCAGTATCCAGCGGTCGCTCGACCGCCTGGTACATACACTCTGTTGGCAGGCACCAGAATCGGAATCGCTCAGGGATCGCAGATCCCTCGCTTCTATCGGCTGTCGCAGGATTCCGTGGTACTCCAGACCGAAAGTGGCAAGCTCGCGCCGATCGAGGCCGTCGAGGTTGGCCCGGGAACGGCGATCGACTCGAACTCGCTGAACGACCCGAGGATGTGGTGGGAGGACGAGATCCACGACAGCAACTGGTCTATCGCGAGCGTCTCATGCAGCGACGGGGCCGCGCGCGAGACGAACCAGGAGTTCCTCGCGCGATGGCGCCAGGGGAAGCTCGACCGGCGCGCGGGCTACAAAAAGACGATCTCCGATGTCTGCATCTCCGCCGGCGCAAGTTTCGTCGCTCTGCTCGAGAGCGACTACGTGGACGGCGGAGACGACCTAGGAGTCAACAGGATCTTCGTGGGCGATGCGAGCTTCCAGAGCTCTGCGGCGCTGCTCAGGTCCTGCAGGCTGGCGGTCGACTCCGCTCGCGTGCTCGGTTGCGACACGACGGTCTGGGGCGTGGCCCGAACGCCGGCCGCCTTCGCTCTGACCGCGCATCTATGGGACCAACCATCAAACGTCGACCAAGCAGCGGTCAGAACGGCCGTCCAAGATGGCGTGCTGCACTATCTCACAGGTCGTGACAGTGCGTTTTCTTTCAAGCGAGACGGTGCCAGAGCGGCCATCTTGCAGGCGTGTCCAGAAGTTCAGACGCTCGATTTTGGACCTGGAGATCCTGTGGACACGGTGATCGCAACTCTCATGGAATCGACCGCGCTTCCTCTGCTCTACGCCGATCGCTCCCTCATCCAGGTGAATCTCTCCGCCCCGGTGTGATATGCCATCGCTACCCCTCGCACTTCCCGCATCTCTGGCGGCACCAGATCCCGCCGTGCAGACGGCGGCCGACGTTCTCGCGATCTACCCTCGACAGTTCCGCACGGACGGCCATCCGGTGCTCGACGCCATCAACGAGGCGCATGCGGGCATTCACAGGGCCTACACGGATGCGTCGGACTACGCCGCGGAGATGTCCGATATCCTGCGGGCAAGGGCTGAATACCTCGACGGCCTGCTCGGGGACCACGGGTGCTACCGAGCTCCCGGAGAGCTCGACGACGACTACCGGGCCAGGGGGTTCGCGTGGCAGGGCGTGGTCGCGCCAGAGGCGGTGGTAGCGGTCGTCGACGCTCTGCTGGCTCCGTACACGACCACGCTCGCGCAGTGCTGCGAGTCGATTGCGGATCGCTACTACGTGGAAGACGGCTCGGCGGTATGGGGGTCATTCGTCAACACGTCTGTGACGTTGAATGGCCCGAGCTATCCGGACCGACTCTACCCCGGTGATGCGACACTCAATGGTGGAGCGTTCCGCCTTCAGACCGACCCAGGTGAGCCGCTGATCTTCCTCGATGATGCGGGCCGCCAGTTCTTCCTGCGAGTGCCATTGCTGAACGACGCGGACGGCCCGACGGCGTACGCTGAGGATGGTACAGCCACGTCGGCCGATGTGGGTTTGTTCGTCGAGACGGGGACTGCCACGGTCGAGATGGCCTTCGCATCGCGCGACTACCTGCTTTCGGACGAAACGTACAACGCGATCATCCAATCGGTGAACCGCATCAAGGGACAGGGAATTCGCTGGGAGATGGTCGTCGACCCCCGGCTTGAGTGAGGAACCATGGAACCTAAATACCAGCACACCGTCAACGGGCAGTCCGTATACGAAGAGGATCTCAACATGCTCGGTGAGGCCGGAGCGCTTGCTGACGATCGTGTGTTCGCGGAGTTGTGCAGGCTACTGCCGTTCAACGCCCCCACAGTGGCAAAGGGCGTCATGCGCTACGGAACGGGCGGGATCCCTTCCGACGGTGGGGCGCCATATCCTGGGCAGAACATCGTGTGGCCTTCCACGGGCGGTGTCATCGTCAAGCCGTTCCGCGCGTTCGTTGGACCGCGCGCAGCGCCCACAGCAGGGACAGAGAAGACCGCATGGCGCGATATTCGATCAGCGATTCTTATTGGATCCGCTGGAGCCTTCGATCAGGCGGTGACGTTCGCAGCCACCGGGGCGGGTGTCTACAGATTGGACCTGCTGTACGCGGCTGTCACGCCTGACGCGAACGGCTCATCGACGACGCGGAAGGTGAAAGACCCGACGACAGGGCAGATCACCACTGCATCCATCGTGGTGAGCAAGAATACGACGGTTACCCTCGGGGTCGTCACCGGAACGCCCGGATCGACAACGCCTCCGAACCCTCCGAGCGATGCGGCCGGGACCTACTACATTCCAATCGCGATCGTGTTCATCACCCAGAACTTCGGTCCTGCGGTGCCAATCCTCGCTCGCTACATCTGGGAGATTGCGGAGCCTGTCACGCTATGTGAGTCTACTGGCGCATCGGTGCGGCGTGTCGCCAGCGGCAACTACAACATCACTGGTGCGGTGCAGACACGTACTCCGTGGGCATTCACTCTCCGCAAGCCCGCCCACATGCCGCCGACGATGACCGGGGAGGAAACGATCGACTTCGCCATCGATCTGTGCACAGCCGCTCCTTCTGGGATGTCCCACAACACAGGGGACATCGTCGACAACTCCCGCGACTGGACGCGTCGGCTGTGGGAAACTCAGGTCTGCGGGTTGTCGGGGGCATCGTCTCCGTTCTATCCGTGGGAGCACTCTGCGGTGCCGCCTCTCGTTCCTGCCGCCGGTCTGACGGAGGGCGTAAGCAAGTTGTCGACCGTCGGCCAATCGATGTACACAGACCTGACGGCGTTCACCAAGTCGGCTGTCTGCCAGTTGACTCACTCCAATATGTCCGAGATCGCCCCCGGGGCAACGGTTGACATCTACGTGGATCAGAGCACCGGTGCTCTTCACGTCCAGTATTCGGGCGCCCCCAACGTGAAACTCCATTTCCGTGCCAGGGCTTCTGCGCAGTACGCGAACGCGGGGTGAGCTAATGGCATCGAAGATCACTACCGACATCGACGTCGACGCCGCGCTGACTTCGTCGGAGCTCGCGGCAATCACTCCCGCGGATCGTCAGAAGATCGACGATCAGGTGCGAGGCTGCCAGCGGCACCTAGTAGACTCCCTCCTGACGGGGGCTGTCTGCACGTGGATGACATTGGACGGGGCCAGCGTTGCGGTAGCTGCTGGCGACGTGCTCGAACCAGGCTCAACAACTGGGGTCGTAAGGCGACTGGTGTACAGCGTTGGCACCATCGTCGTCGTCGCCGTCGCGCTCGCTGCCGCTGCCCCAGGTGGCAGGGTTCGCGTCGCCCTCGCCGGCAGGGTTGACCCGAGCATCATCGGCTCGCTGGCTGCAGGCTACGCCGTCGCAAACCGAACCACAGCGCGAGTCGCGCGATCCAGTTCTCCAGGGGCGGGTGATTGCATCATCGGTGTGATCGATGCGAACGGCTCGCTGTGGCTTCGAGTCCCGGGCGTCGGCTCCGGCATCGCCTGACCTTCCATTTCTCGCAACAACCTCTGGCTGCGATTCCGCACTGAACCGGCCATCCCTCCCTTGTGAGGGCGCCCGGCCGAGACCTCTGAGCCTCGAAAGGCATTGTCATGGCATTTTTTGATACTCTCGTTGCAACGATTCAGAACAACCTTGCGGGCGTCAGAGGTCTGGTCCCGCGCATGGTCCTGCTGTTCGGGAAGGATTCGGCGGGGGAGCCGAAGGCGATTGGAGTCGCGCTCGACGGCTCCGCCCTCGTCTCGCCCGCGCCGGGCAGTGGGATGGCGAGCGATGCGGAGTTGGCGCTGATTCTGGCGAAACTTTCGTCGGACCCGGCGACGCAAACCACGCTGGCGGCGATCCTCGCGAAGATCATCGCAGCTCCGGCAACGGAGGCGAGCCTTGCGTCTCTTAAGAGTTGCACGCACACAGAGGCTGTTGTACCGGGTGACGCCACCGTGGTCGCCTACCGCGTGATCTGCTGCACAGCCGCGGGCAACTTGACCATCAAGGCAACATCCGATGCCGCCGCTACAACGTGGCCCATGACCGCAGGCGAGAAACTCGCAAGCGTGGACATCGTGCGCGTCATGGCGGCGACAACTGGCTCCTACGTGGCGGGGTGGTAACATGAGCGCGTCTTGGCTCAATGCCCTGTTCATCGACAAGGTGTGGCGCAACGGCGTGGAGCAGCCGGCCACTCCGTTGGAGTTCATCGGTCAGTCCAGAAATGTGCTCGAAGACCCAACGACAAAGCGTTTGAAAGCAATCATCCGCGACCCCGGCACGATCAACGTCTGCGACCCGCCGTACTCCGCTGTCGGCGACGGCGTCACGGACGACACGGCGGCGATCCAGGCGGCTTATGCGGTCGTTGCTGCAACAGGCGGAACCCTGATGTTCCCTGGTGGAGTCTATCGGGCGAATCTCGACCTCGCGAAAGCTGGCGTTGTGCTGCGCGGCGCAGGCGTCGATACCACGGTCATCCGACCGTTCGATCCTACGAAGCCAGCGATCATCCTGTCATGGGGTACATGGGGAACCATGTGCTTTCGAGACATGACGATCAAGGGCTATGGCACCCCCGGAAACTACGCCACGGCATCGACAGGCGTACAGTTCGGTCATTCTCCTGCGCATGCGAACGATGCTCTGGTTGTTGATGTAGAGTTCCGCAATGTCAACATCCTGGACTTTCGCAAGTGCATCGATCGGCTGTACGGGAACATGCAACTGTATGTGAAGCACTGTTCGTTCCAGGGAGCGGACTTCCACATCCACACGGTGGAAGACGCTACCAGCGGAGGAACGAGCGGCGGACCAGCCCCGGCAGGATGCGCCGAGATCACTGACTCAACCTTCGTCGGCGCTGAGATTGCGAGCCACTACATCAAGGGGCTGACGTACGCTGGACAGTACACGATCAAGGACTGCATTCTTGAATCGAACCCCGGCGTGATTGTGTTTTCCCCAGGGTGGAAGGCTTCGGGAAATGTCGGTATGTCGATCGACAACTGCTGGATGGAAAACAACGGCGCGCACTACGCCGTGCCAACCGCAAGCGTCACCATCGATGGAGTCCCGTACGCTCCGAGCGATTTGCTGCTGATTGATTCGTACCCGATCCACGTGCGCAACACGATGCTCATGAGCGTCGATGCTCGCGGTAACACGGCCATTGACGCAACCGATTGCGTCTATTCCGACATCTACGCAGAGTCGATCACGAGCGGCGCGATCGTGATGCACAAATCTCCACGCGCGTACGCGGCCAACCTCGCCAGATCTTACACCGACTCGCCCAAGCTCACTACGAGCAACGCCAGCATCTATCGGTTGCAACATCCGACGAAGGTCGTCAACGGACTCGCCAGCAACACCGCTTTCTCGCTCGTGGGCGACGCCCCGTGTGCGACGCAAGAGGTAGCGCCGTACTCTAGCGTGACGTACCCAGATGGGCCGATCGTTGGAGCCTCGCAGCAATTCGATCTCGTGGTCGCTCGGCAGGTATGCACGTTCCCGAGCTTCCCCACGCTCACTGCCAAGCAATACGCGTGGACGCTGACGTACCGGCTGACCTATGCACCGATCTCGACGGGCACGGATTGGTCCTGCGCAGCGGCTGGTACCGGTGCGTGGACAGCGGGGGGTGGAGCGACGATCACGAAGCAGGCAACGGCCCCGATGGGTGCAAATGCGTTGCGAGTCGCTGGTGCGTCCACGTGGTCGTTCCAAACAGGGATCGTGAGCGTAGGCAAGCACGTTCGCTGGTCTGGATATGCTCGTAGCGTCGACGGAGTTTCGCTGCCGATGCTGATGAATAGTTCGCTCGTCCCGCTGTGGACCGGAACAGCGTCAACGAACTGGCAACCGTTCGATGTTGAGACGACCACTGACGGGACATCCGCCCCTATCCTCTACACGGCGGGAGGGACAGCAACTGAGTGGTACGGACTCACGCCCGGCATCCGCGGACCGGCGCCGAATTTGATCCTGAGCGGCACCGTCGGGCTGTCGTCGGTGTGCTCGCTGTCCGAGACTGACTGGACAACGATAGGCACGCTGCTTCCTGGGGCGTGCATCTCCGGATCCGGGACAGGGTACGCAATCCTATCGGCAGCAACGGCAGGCGATATCACAAGCGTGCAAATCGCCGGAATGCAGGTGATGACCTTCGACGCGTTGACCGCTGCGCGTTACTACCTAGAATCAGGTCAGTTCTCGGCGCCTGTTCGTGCGCGACTGGTGATGGGCGCAGCAGCTCCTACCGTTGGAGTGTGGCGCACTGGCGATCGGATCATCAACTCAGCACCCGCATCCGGACAGCCGTGTGGGTGGCGTTGCGTATCGTCGGGCAACCCTGGCACATGGATCGCGGAGGCCAACCTATGAGACGCGATAGATTCATCCTCCCGCCAGACGAGTGCATGCGAGCATATCGACGGATTGGGGTCGGTTGCGGGCTCGGCGCTCCGGTATTCGTGCCGACCAAAAACCTCGTCGTCGATCCCGGCTTTGAAGCGCTTGGGATCCCCGCGTGGACAGCAGGGGGAGGCGCTACCGTAACGCGCCAACCCGGCACGCGTCCGGGAGGCAGCGGTTCTTTTTGTGTGCGCGTGGCTGGTGCAGCGTGCTGGGCATTGCCTACAGCAGCTAACGTCACGAACGGGAAATTCTATTGGATTGGCGGCTGGGTTCGAAGTGACGGCACCGGGATTCCGTTCCTAATGAACGGAGCCCTCGCTCCGCAATGGCAGGGGACCAACAGCGCAAGCTGGCAACCGTTTTCAGCGCTCGTCAACCCCGGATCTACAAAGGCCCCGATCCTATACTCCGCTGTCGGCGGATACACCGAATGGGATGACGTGTACGTGTACGCATGACCCCCCACAGCCCGGCGCGCGCCGGGCGGAGATGACAGATGCAGAACGTAATCACAATCCTCCACTGGCTCGACGCGCATCAACTGTACGCGTGGATCGGGCTGTCAATCATCATCAACTTCGCCCTTCGCGCCCGCAGTCCAGAGCAGTGGATCGCGTGGTGCGACGGTTACCCGCGAGCGGCCAGCGTGATCCGCTTGCTTCGTGCGCTAGGCGTGGACCCGGTCAAGGCCATCGAAGCCGTGCGGGCGATCGTGACGGGCAAGGCGCGCGTTGACCCGTTCGCTGTCTTGCCGGATTCGCCGGTCGTGAGGTCGGCTGTCGCTGTGAGCAAGGCGCAGTCTGCTGACGAGCTCGCCGACGAAGTGCTGCGGAGGCTCGAGGGCAAGGTGGTGGTCGCCAAAGTCCCAGACACCTCTGCCGAGTCTATCATGCGCAGTTTGAGGCAGACCTCGGACGACACACCCACGATCACACTCGACATGGATACGGACCCAGCACCGACGCCGTGATCGCCATGCTCGTCCTGTGCTGCATCGTCCTGCTGCTGATCTCGGAGGCCCCATGAGCCCGACTGTCGAACAACAACTCCTTTCGATGCTGGCCGATACCCGCGACGACGTGGCCGAAATCAAAGGCAAAGTCATCGCGCTCGACGCGAAGATCGAGAAGAGGGAAGCGCTGTGCCTCGTCACCCACGCCGCCGTGGACAAGGCGCAGTTGTTGTTCGACAAGCGCCTGGACAGCGTAGAGGACAGCAGCGAAAACACGGTCCAGACGCAGCTACGTCGGGCGCAGGACTCGCTGACGCACTGGCACCGATACGTCACCGGGGCACTCATCACAGCCGCGCTCGGCGGCATCGGATACCTGATCGTCTTCGCACTGACCCATAGGTGATGCAATGAAACGATACCTCATTCTGCTGTGCTGCCTGCTCGCGATGGCGTGCTCGTCTTCCACCGCTCAGACTCAGGCCGCAATCCAGCGCGATGCCACGGTGTCAGCGAACGCTACGGCCACGACGCTGGAAACGATGCAGTCGCTCGCGCTCGTGCTCTACCGCACCGAGCAGGATCTTCAGATCGCGGGCGCATCGAGCAAACAAGACGCCGTCGAGAAGGTCGCAGTGGTTCGCAAGGCGTGGCTGCCAGTGTGGACCGCGTTCTCCAATGCGAGAATCAGCTACGGTCTGCTCGTGCAGCTACTCGCGAGCGGGACGGCCACGGAGACGGCAATCCAGGCCGGGGTGACGCAGCAATCGCTGAACATGACCGCTGTAACGAACGAACTGAGCATTGCTCGCAGCCGCGTGCAGGGAGGCATCAAATGACCATCGCCGCCGCAATCGCAATCATCCAAGGGATCATCGCAGCAGTCCCGGCCGTGTCCAAATGCATCGACGCGATCTGCCAGGATGTCGCCGCGGCGCATGGGCTCGACCCGATCCAGCTCATCAAGGCCGTGACGACGCCGGACGTGGCGGGGGTCGACACGAGTATTGATGCAGAGATCAACACGAGGTTCGGGGCGTGAAAGACCCGATCCCCCTGCTGTACGCCCACGAGCTCGCGCCCCTCTCGGGCCTGATCTCCCAGGACGACGCCGCCCTGATAGAGCGCTTCTGCGAGACCAACCGCGTGTGGACCGAGCAGGGCAGGCATCAGGCCAGCATGCTCACCAGCGGGGTGCGAGACCTCTTGCAAGTCGCTGTCACCCTGGCGCGCGAGTGCGTGCGACTGACGGCGCTCTTGCCTGCCGAGGTGACGATCAACCCCATGCGCTGCTCGCAGTGCGGGACGATCCTGCACGTCGAGATGGGACGGCTTCGATGCAGGGTGTGCGACCTGCAGACCAGGGCAATGATGACGACTCTACCTGACACAGAGGAAGGAGGACCGTAATGGCCTCACTCGTAGGAACGTACTCAAAGCAGGCCTTCGCAAAGGCTCAAATCAACTGGGAGACGGCCGATATTCGCGTCGCTCTCACTACCGGATACGCGTTCAACGTCGACACGGATCAGTACCTGACGGCAATGACCAACGAATGCGTCGGTACGGGATACGCGAGAAAGGCGCTCACGGGCAAGACCGCCACGATGGTAGCGGGCGGCGTGCAACTCAAGGCCGATGACCCGACGTGGACTGGCGCGAACTTCGGCACTCCCGCATTCGCGGTCATCTACGTCTACAACGTGTCTGACGCGGCAGCGCTCATCATCGGCGTGCTCGACCAGAACGACATCCCCACCAATACTGGGGACTATTCGATCAAGTGGAACAACACGGCCGTCAACGGCGCGCTGTTCACGCTGTGAGGTAAGCCATGGCGGAAACAAGCATCCAGGTCCAACCCGCGACAGTGCAGACGCAGCCGGGGCCGCCTCCGATGGGGGTCAAGACCTATCTCGTGCCTGACTCCAACGGCGTGCAGGTCGAGATCCAGGCCGTCTGCCTCGTCGACGACAACGGCGTAGCGTACGAGCCACTCAGCGAAAACACCGGACGCGCGATCGTCCAACTCTTGCAGCAGTTGCTGCAGCAAAACGCGGACAACGGGCAGGGCCTGACGCCCTCCCTGTCGATCATGACTGACTACTAGTAGAGGACACCACCATGCCCGGAACAGCACCGACCAACGACATTCTCAGCTGGTTTCGCGTTCAACGTCTCCTTGCTCTCGCCCAAAAGGTCGGCGAGACATTTCCCTCTATCTCTCGCGGCGGAAGCTACGGCGAGCAGGTCGTCGAGATTCTCAGCGACAAGCAACACAAGTTCGCAGATGAAGGCTCCTACTACATGACCCGCAGCCCCACCGTGGGCACGGGCCTCGCGACGATTGCTGCGCAGTCGTCATTCGCAGACGCAAGCCCGTTTCTGATCGTGACCAACGGCAACCCTGTCGGCGGCAAGTCGATCTACCTCGACTACATCAAGTTGACCAGCACGGTGGCGGGCACCAACGGAACGAACCTGCTCTACGCCACCAAGCTCGACAACATCGCCCGATGGGCTTCGGGCGGATGGGGATCGAGCAACACCGGCGTTGCCCAGGTCATGCTCGGACCGTATCCGACCAACACGGCCGCACAGGCGCAGTCTGCCGCGCAGGTATACGCTGGCGCACTGGTCGCGGTCGCTTCTTCCTCGCAGGCACGCACGCTCTCGAATGGCATCTGCCGCACCGCGATCACTGTCGTCAACGATCAGTACCTGTTCAACTTCGCTGGCTGCGACATGGCCCTCGACGGCGTGCTTGTGAGCGGAACGAACATCGCGCAGCGCTCGATCATTCACGCCCCTGTCGTGATCGGTCCGGGCGCCAGCTTCCTGCTGCACATCTGGGCCGCGTCCCAGACGGTCGCCAGCAATTTCGAGCTTGAAATGGGCCACGTCGAGCGCTGAAGGAGCTACCACAATGCCCGGCACACAACCGACCTATGACTCTCTGATGTGGGGGCGCGTTCAGCGCTTCATTCAATCCGTTCAGCGCGCGACCGATGGCGCTCCGATGCCTGCGCGCGTTGGCCCTTACGGCGAGCCGTCCGTGGAGATCCTCACCAGCAAGCAACACAAGCTGGCGGATGAAGGATCGTACTTCATCACGCGCACGCCTACGCCCGGCACGGGACAGGCCTCGACGGCGAACGTCACGGCCTACTCTGCCACTACGCCGTTCATCGTGATCCAGAATGCGAATCCGGTGGGCGGAAAGAACGTCTATCTCGACTACATCAAGCTCCTGTTGACGGCAGCAGGCAACCCGACGACTCTGCTGTACGTGACGGCCATCGACACCGTGCCTGTGTTCTCTGGTCTCGGCGCGTCGGCAGCCGGCGGCAACAACACTGGAGTCCCGACCAACATCCTCAACGGCCCCAACCCGGTCAACACGGGTGGCGGAGTAGCATCCCAGGCGATGATCTGGGCTGGCACCGTGGCGGCAATCTCGGCAGGTGGAGGCCGGCACATTCTGTCAAATGGTCCGATTCGCACAGCCGCGCCAGTGGTCAATGACCAGTACCTCTTCAACTTCGGCGGGTGCGATCTGTCGCTCGACGGCGTGCTGGTCAGCGGCGCGGCGATTGCGCAGCGCTCGATTCCGCACGCTCCCGTATGCATCGGTCCGCAGGGATCGTTCCTGCTGCACCTGGCCGGCGCTGGCATGTCGTCAGCCGTGTCGTGCGAGATCGAAATCGGCCACGTCGAAAGGTAGTCCATGAGTCTGCTCGTATTGTTTCGAGGTCAACGGGTGCAGTCACTGGCAGTAGCCGGACCTGCGCCCGCGGCTCGCAATACGCAGTCGGCTCCGAAACCCGCGTACAACAAAGGCCGCAACACGTTCCGGGCTCCGCGAGCGGAGCCCGCGAACACCGCATGGGTACAGGCAGGGGGCGGGCCCGCGAAGACCAACGGCGCAGTCGTGTGGCGAGGACCCTACGACGCGCCGCTGATTCCGCCAGGACAGCCCGCCGTGACGACGAAGGGTCGCAACACGTACCGAGCAGGAATCGCCCCACAGAACCCTCCAGCGACTGCGCGTTACCGGCTCATGATGCTTCTGCCGCAGCCGGTGGCGAAGCCTGTGCCGATCCGCGTCAAGCAGACGCGTCCGTCGAACGACAACGCCGGGATCGTGTTCGTGTTCGATCCCACGTTCGTCGCCTCGATCCCGGGGGACACGTCGATCGTCGGAGTCGATCCGGCTGCCTCAGCCGGCCCCGCATCGGTATCCTCGATCCCCGGTGCGTCCACGATCGCAGCGCTCGATCCGGTCGCAGCGCCTGGCCCGGTATACGCGACATCGCTGCCAGCAGCAGCGACGATCGCAGCGATCGATCCCGTTGCGGCGCCGGGGACAGCGTACGCATCATCGATCGCAGCCGACGCCAGTATCACCGGCCTTGCGCCTGTCGCCACGGCAGGACCTGCAACTGTCGCTGCCGCCCCTGGCGCGGCACCGATCACTGGTCTGGCTCCTGTCGCTGTGGCTGGAGTCGTCTATGCCGTAGCATCGCCCGCGGCAATGACCATCGTCGGGCTCGACCCGGTGGCAACGATACCTGTCATCTCCGTGGCCTACCCGGCTGCGATGACGATCACTGCGCTGGCTCCGGTCGCTGTGCCGGGCGCCGCGTACTCTTCCGCGCTGCCGGCTCCGATCGCGCTCACCGGTCTGACCTTCGGCGTGCAGGCAGGCCCCGCGTCGGTCCCGTTCTGGCCCGCTGCATCGGAGATGATCGGCAACGCGCCGTTCGCTATCATTACGTGGCCCGTTGGGACCATCCTCACGACCACGATCACGTCAGAGCCGATCGCCTCACTATCGATCAAGGCCGACCCCGAATCGATCTCAGGCCTCACCATCGAGCAGACCCCCATCGCATCGCTGTCGATCAAATTGGAGCTGATATCATGAGCCTGAGAGTCGGAGATACGACGGCCTGGACGATCTGCAACAGGATCAACCTCGCGTACATCGACGCGGACACGCTCTCGATCTTCGTGCATGACGCGGTGGGCACGATCACGGAGTACGCGATGCCGTGCGCGGAGATATCGAGGACATCGACGGGCGTCTACAAATTCCAGTTCACGATCTCGCCGACCGAGACGCCGGGGACGTGGGCAATCCGTGCTCACTCGGTGACGGGCGGGGTCGTCAATAGCGCACCACCGACGAGATTCACCGTGCAGGACGTCTGGAGCTGAACATGGATCTGACCCCCGAATTTCAAGACTTGCACGTGCGACTCGATGGCGAGACCACGGGCGATCACATCTGCCGGATCGTCCGTGCGCTCGATGGTGTCTCATTCGATCACGACCGTTCCAGACTCGAGGCGCTTTTCCAGGCGTGCGAGGACACGGCCGCGAGGGCTGCGCTCGTCGCATCGTGGACCACGAACTGCGCATCGTTCGCGGGCGCCGTACTTGCGCTCGCAGGCCTCGACGCCGCGAGCCCCTTACTGACTCCGCTGCAGGTCGGGCAGGCAATGACGCGCCTTCGCACGGCATTCCGCGCCGGTCGCATGCCAGCGACCACGTGGCGCGCGATCTGCCCTGGCGCGGTCATGGTCTACTGGAGCGGCGACGGCAACAACGCGCACGCAGAGATCGCGCTGAGCTCACCCGACGCCATGGGCAACGCGGACCACGGAGGCGCAGGCCGCGCGCGGAACGCGGTCACGTGCGGGCACGGGTCGATCCTCACCTCTTCGGGCAGGCCGCTCCAGGAGTGGTACGACCCGGCGCAGATCGTGACGAATGAGGCGAGCGGGGATTCGCCGTACTGACCAGGATTTCGGGATGTTTGAGAGCCGCTCCTCACGGGGCGGCTTTCGGTGTTTTGTACCACCGTTTCCACTCCACCCGTCCCAACCAGTCATCAAGCGCTCTGCTTACGTGTTCCAGCCGAGGCCCAAGTAGGCAGGCAGACAGCGTTTTTGCCAGATCCATGACAGAGTTCGAATCTCGTTGGGGACGCCACGGGGGCAGGCAAATTAGGCTGCGGAACACCAGCCGGCACACCTTTGGAACACTTCTGGAACAGGTCTGGGAAGACCTCTCCGACCCCTGCTCCAACGGCCTCGGCGAGCTGCACGTAGCCCAGCGTCGTGCTCATGGCGACGTGGCCAGCTCGCTGCATGATGCTCATCGGAGCATCGCAACGAATCGCCCACCAGGTGAGCCCGGTCCCGCGTAAGTCGTGCCAGGTGATGCGCTTGCGGGTCGCGTCGGTGGCGTCGACGTGTAGATCCTCTCGTCGTACGCCTGCGAGCCACAGGTATTTGCGCAGCCGGGCGCTCATGACGTGCAGGGGCGGCATCGGGCATACCCGATCGTCTACTGCCGCAGCCTTCATGTCCTCGAGGATTGGCACCAGGGCGGCCTCGATCTGCACGTGGTGCGGCCGAGCCCTGGACTTCAGGCGCGTGACCTGCCCCTCGTTATTGTGCTTCTGGGCGTGGACGTGAATCAGCCTGTGGTCGATGTCGACGTCTGGCCACCGGAGCGCACGGAGCTCGGAGCTGCGAAGCGCGGTATAGACGGCGAGCGCGATCATCCGGCGCCACCGCAGCGGGATGCCCTTGCAGCGCCAGACCAGCAAGAACTCGGACGGGTACAGGATCGTCTTGTCCTTCTTGCTGCCGCGATCCGGCCCGCGCACGCCTTCCGCGGGATTGTCGGCGCGAACCCTGAGGGTCGGGTCCTTCGCTCGACAGGCATCATCGAAGGCCTTGCTTACCAAGCCCCAGATGCAGGCCGCGCTCTTCCAGGCGATTCCGCCGTCCTTCCTGGGAATCTGCGTCAGGCCGTCCAGGTGGGCCACCGCGCGCTCGATGTCGGCCGTGGTGATGGTCGCCATGGCAAGCGGGCCCAGGATGCCAGACAGGTGCTTGTCGAGCCGGCCGAGGTCGCAATCGACGTTGCGCAGGCCCCGGTTCTTGCGGGACGGTCCCCAGCGTTCGGTGAGCCACCGGGAGAACGTCAGCCGGCCATTGTCGCGAGGCTTGCGTCCTGCCTGGCGCTGCAGCCGGGAGACGGTGCGCATGCGGCCAAATACCTCGCGAGCTTCCTCGATGGTTGGCGCGTCGACGTGCACCCAGGGGTGGGTTCCGTTGGGAAGCCTTACCCTGTCCTTCCAACCGCCGGGACCGTCGGGAAGTAGTGGCATGGGAAGATGCTCCGTGGGTAGGGAAGGGAAGTCAAGCAACCCGGCGCGCCCTGACGCCGGCGGCCCTGGCAAGGCTCTGGAGCGGGTCGGCCTCGGGCGTGGCGGACTGGGCCTCGAACCAGGCGTCGAAGGATGGCTTCTGGGCGAGCCAGCGCTTTCCGATCTTCGCGCAGGAGAACCAGTGCGCTTGGGATGCCTTCCTGCAGAGCTCGTTCCACTGGCGCCTGGAGCCGAGGGGATTGTTCTCCGGGCTGTAGTAGTCGGCCTGCGTCGGCTGCAGGGCGGCCACGAGCTCGCCGATGGTCATGCGGGATAGGTCGTTCACGGCTCGTCCTTGTGCTTGTCCTCAATGGCCTTGAGGATCGCCAGCATCTCGTCGGTGCGTTCGTCGACGATCTCCTGGAGTCGTTGCCGCTCCCAGCGCTCCCACAGCGCCCAGGTAAAGGCGACCAGGCAGGCCAGGGTGAGGGGGATGTCGAGCAGGTGCATCATGGCAACCTCACTCCGGTCCAGTCCTCGATTTGCTGCGCGGTGAGCACGGCGCGATCCCCGACCCACTGCTCTCCATGCGTCGCGCCGACGATCGTCGCGTCGAAATCGACGACGTATCCTCCGCACACTTCGGGCCCGATCGCCATCGTCCCCTGCCATCGCTTGCCGGGAAGGATCTTGAGTTTTCGCTTTTTCACAACGCAATCTCCACCACATCATCCGCGCACTCTCGGCAGATCCACCCCGCATACCTTCTCGGCTCTGCTCGCTCGGGCATCTCGACCCACCGGTCTGCGCGGGCCTGGGACTCGCACTGCTGGTTGAGCTGCTCGGCGTCGTCGCCTGAGCGGCGGATCGAAGCGGCGCACAGGGCGCACGTCACGGAGATGGACCAGCGGTTCACGCCCTCTCTGCCTTCCTGCATTTTGCTGTCCTGATTGGCTTGTTGTCGTCGTCCAGCCTGACGACCACGCACGACCCGTATAGGCAGCACGTGGACTGCGCGCCGTACATGATCCAGTGGTATCTGCACGACTCATCGCACCGGGTGCCGTCGGCGTTGGTCTTGATCTCGACTGTCACGTTGCGTTTCATGACTTCACCTTCCCGTCCGTGCTCGACGCAAACGGTCCCCGCCAAGGCCCGCGCTTGTCGCGATGGTTGACTCCCACGTAGCGGGGCTGGACCAAGCGGCGATGCAGCGGGCAGTACTCGTCGGGGTCCTCGTCGTTGCTGAACAGGTTCGCAACCGCATCGCACACCTCATCGGTGCTCGGAGCGCGATCGATCTGGGTTGCCTCGACGACGATTTGCAGCGTGTAGATTCGGTGTTTCATGCGTGCCTCGTTGGTGCCCATAGCCGATTGAGCCTTCGCATCGGATCGATCGGCACGAGAACGACCACGTCCACCGCCGACATGAGCCCGTCTCGACTCGGATGCGGGTCGTGCACGATGTCTAGGCCGCGAGCCACGACGCAGTGATCGTGATTTCCACGCGGAGACTTGCCCGACAGAATGCACAAGCCTTCGGGCTTCCAACCGTTGCCTACCGGCAGAGGGATCGCCCACCAACCACGGGCGCGGAGCCATTCCAGGAAGGGGGCGAACCAGTCGAACGAGTCGTCGGGAGGCCCGTCTCCCATGAAGTATGGGACATCGGAGAGAGGAATCTCCAGCAGCGAGGCGACGCACGCTGAGAAGCAGTTGCCGCCCGGCACGGTGAACACTGTTTGGTCGATTGGCTTCATCCCAACACCCCTCGCTCGAGCATGTCCGCGATCTCCGCGACAGCCGCACCCGCGATCGTGCTGCGCTTCAGCTCGTGCGCCCGCTTACGGATCGCCTCGACAATGTCCTGGCGTTCTCGCGACACCGCAGACCTGATCGCCTCGTGGACCGCGCCATTGACCTCTACCACGGACTTCTGTCGGCCGATGCTCGTGCATGATGAGTTCCCTCCGCTCACCACTACCACCTTGTTCACGGCCTCCCACAGAGGCCTTTGCCATGGGTCTCTCATGCTGCCCTCCGTTCCAGCTTCTTTGCGTTCCGCTTCCTGGTCGCATATTCGCGTTGTGCCTTGCGGGTGCTCTGCTTGCGACATGGCGCACACAGCCAACCACCCTTGACCGGAGGGACCTCGCGGCAGTGTTCGCATAGTCGAGACGAGCGCTCCGCGTCCCGTTTCGCCCGCGCGTTGGCGCTCTTCTGCCGGGCCTTGCACGCTCTCTTGTCGCACGTTGTTGCGTCGCCTCGTGATACGAGCCGTCCACATGCACACCTGCGAGTGAATGGGTGATTCTTGCGCCACCACGCTCGGCGTCTCGCACAGATGCGCGTGTGTTCGTTCGGGTCCAGCAGCACGTCCTGCCACTTGTCCCGCGCCCACTCGGATGAGCCGATCTCAATGATGCTGAGCCCGGCTTCCAGGCAGTCGCGCTCCAGGACGGAACGACTCACAGCTGCCCCCTCACCTCTGCCTCGATCTCAGGCGGCACCGTCCAGAGCCCCAACATGCCCTTGCACCGTACAGCCGGGGTCAAGCGGCGCACGTTCGCGACCAAAATTCCGCTCTGATCCTGATCCCACCAGTCCCGGGCACCTTCCGGGCAGCGGAAGAAAGCGTGCTGATACGACTCGTCTTCACCACGCGGCGGGATGATGTCGACCACATCTACCACTGCCACGATCATCCCGAGCGGATATGACTGGTAGGGCGGAATCTCCCCGGGCAGCGAGCACGAAACGACGAAGTCCACGCAATCGAGGTGTTCCTTGCGAGTGATCGACTGCGAGGCATGGATCGCCATCTCTCCGCGGAACCTCGGTTGCTGCCAGTTGTTGCGGTTCTCGACTGGCTTATAGCCGTGCGCGACGAGGTATGCCCACGGCTGGCGAATCGAAAGGGCCTTCATGGCGACGCCTCCTCAATCAGCTGGCAGTCCTTGAAGTCAACAAGCTCTACCTTCTCGCGCTTCTCCGCCGGGCGCTTGTCGAGCCGAACGTACCAGCCAGCGAAGTGCGGCTTGACGATTGTCCCGTAGCGGTAGACGACCGGCGCCACGATCGATCGCTTCGTAGCGCATCGGACGCGATCACCGGGGTTCATCGCTTCCCTCCCTCAGCGGCTTCCAATGCGGGTATCCGTTGTCAAAGCCGCAGTTCTCGATGCTGCACACCTGATCCTGGAACTCGCCGCAATACAGGCACGATCGGCGGCTCAGCATCACAGTCTCACTCTCCTTCGCCAGCTTCTCGTCCTGGAACGCGATGATCGCCGCGTCGATCAACTCGTCGGCGTGATCGAAGAGCATCTGAGCCAGCACGTCGAGGTCCGACTCATGGCCCGACCGCGCGTTGTGCTGCGCGATCTGGAGCTGCGTGATTGTGTCCAGCGAGATCATCGTTCACCTCAAATAGCTGGCTCTCCCGCTGTGGTCCTGGCCTGAGTCTGCATCGGGCGTATTCCCGTTGCAGTGAGAGGAACGGGAGAGCCAGAGCCACCGTGCGGAATCGGACCGCCATGTCGAGGGTACAGACCTCGACAGTCTCCAAGACGCGGTGGCAGAACAACGCGACAGGCACGGGAGGGGAGTCGTTTCTCTGTCGCGTTGGAAGATCATGTTCGCTCCGTCAGCTCGATTGCCGCGTCAAGAGCGTCGAGCGCCGCTGCCAGCGCAGTCCAGTCCTTTGCCGCGTAGGCAGCTCGGACAAGCGTCATGGCAGCGGCGATGGTCATGGGTCAGACCTCAATCGTCTCGGCACACCGACGCACGTCGAATCCGAGCTTCTCTCGGGTCGCATCCTCGATCGCCATCGCGCGCACCCATCGGCGACCCTTGGCGTCCCACTGGAAGCCCTTGGCCTTTGCCGCTTCCTTGCCGTCGAATGTCACGAGCGCCTGGAAGTGTGCCTGCGGTCGAAGGCCCTGAGAGAGCATCTCCGCCACGTCGTGCCCAAGCTCGGCGCACCTGTGCAGAAGCCTCGCGATGAGCATGCAGTCGCTCAGCGCACGGTGAGGGTCGACCACGCCGAGCCCGTGGGCCAGGGCGATCGCGATCAGATTTCGGGCGTCACCGGAGATAGGCCACTCGATCCCCTGATAGGTGCAGATCCACGGGATGTCGCCGGTCACGTGGGCGGGCACCCATCGGCGGTCGAACGAGGCGTTGTGGGCCAGGATGGCGTCGCACTCATGGGCCATGCGCTCCACGCGCTGCCAGACTTGGTCGGCGGGATCTCCCCACTCCAGAGCGCCGCTCGGGATATGGTTGATCGACTCTGCGTCGTTCGGACCGGCATTGATGAGCTGCGAGAAGCACTGCACCACGCACCGGTGCGCGAGGCTGTATTGCACCGCGGCAACCTCGATGCAGCGATCCTTGTGGTGGTCCACACCTGTTGTCTCAGTATCTACGATGAGCACGAAGTCCATGTTCAATCTCCTCAGACGTCCACGTCGTCGCCGGGTTCGCGCATCGGCTTGTCAGCGGGCGCGGGCGGCTCTGGATAGAGCGGCTTCTCCAATTCTGCCAAGTGAGCGAGCTGCTCTGCGTTCGGCTCCGCACGAGGAGAGGGCGCCGGGGCAGGCTTCTCCTCGGTAGCGGCTGGTTTCGCGGGTCTTTTCACCGCCGACCTGGCAATGATGACCTTGAGCCTGGTCACCAGCGAGGACTTGGACTTGCGACCGTTCATGCGACCGTCCGGGTGATCCCACGCCTGCTGGAATGCCTTCGCGCGTCCGGGGGGAGCGTCGGGACTGCCCGAGATGCGCAGGGCAACGACGATTTCCCCGCGATTCTTCTCCTCGTCGGCAACGAGCACGATGCGCTTTCCGATCCATTTGGTGTTGTCGTCGCCGAAAAGCACGCGGCAGGCGGCGACGTTCGTCTTGCACCAGATCATCTCGGCCCGGTGACCGTCCGCGCGCTCGATGCCAATCACGTTGACCTCATCCTTGCGCCCCGCCTCGAACGTCTCCTTGGCGCGCTGGATCCGGCGGATGATGACCGTCTCGCTTTCGCCAGCGATGTCGGTGGCAGACAGATACTTGGCCGCCATCATCGTCTCTACCGCAGGCATATCTTCGATGTCTTCGAGTGTGTTGCTCATGATTCCCCTGTTTCCTCAAGCTGATAGTTGTCTTCCTCGTGCATCCCTCTGGCCCAGGGCTTGAGCCTCAGCGGCTGCACGCCTCCGCGCCCCACTCCGGGCCACACGCCCGTGCGCGTGCACTCGGCGATCTCTCGCATGGCTCCGCGATAGAGCGTTGTCCCTGCTTCGATCGCCTCTTCTTCGACCCTGTAGACGATGACGTCGTGGGGCTCGGAAGTCTCCACCACGATCTCGATCATCTCCGGCCATACGCCTCGAACGTGGTAGTAGCCCTCTCGGTACATGGCCCACGACAGCTGATAGAGAAAGTCGTCAACCTGCCGGTCGAACACCTTTCCGAGAGAGCGGGTCGTCTTGAGCCCGATCCCGATCGGATTCGACGGATCGGTTTCGTCAATCAAGTCGAACCGGGCCATGCAATCGATCCCGGTATCCGGGTCGGTCCACAGCACCGACATCTCAGGATCGCCGGCCTGAAGGAATCGAGCGGCGTCCGGGTCCTGACGAATCGCCTCAACCATTGCCGAGATCGTCTCGGCCTCCGACTCCAGGATAGGGATCTTCCCGGGGTGCGAAAGGACGAACGCGTCCCATTGCTTGCTCTTCTTTCCGGCCATATCCGCGGTCACCACGTCGCGCAGGTAGGCGGCCGGCTCGAACAGCGCCGCGTGCGTCGCAATGCCCAGCTGCATAGCGGCTGTCGAAGGCTTCTTGTGAATCCGCTCGAAGCGGAAGTGCTTCGGGCTCTTCTCTACGATCGTCTTCAGGCTGGTGGACCTTATTCTGGGAAGGGCGTCGTACTCAGGCACGGAGAGCTTGACGATCTGGGCGATGGGGAGAGGGGACGCGGTTGCCATGACTTCACTCCGCCGCTTCGGCCGACACGGGGCCTGGTTCTAGTGCTTCAATCACGATGTCGCCGCGGTCCACGCGGGTCGCAAGCAGCTGGAATCCGTCGCGGGTCGCCTCGCTCACGAACAGATCCATGGCGTCCGGGTCGAGCCGCTCCAGGCCGTCGACCACCAGGACACCGCTCTTCTTGTTGAGCCGACGGGCAATCTCGACGCAAACGCGCACTTGCTCCGCCCCGCACAGCGTGTCGAGTCGAATACCGTTGTAGAGCACATCTTCTCCGTCGAGCGTCAGCCCGGGAATGCCGTCGCAGCTCGCGAGCAGTGCCGCGGGAGCATCATCGGTGAGCGCCTTCACAATGGCGTCGAGCCGGTCGGCCTCGGAACGCTTTTCGTCGGCGACGGCTTGGGCCTTCTCGGCGAGCTCGCCGGCGGCCACTGCCTTGCCGTGTGCCACAAGGGCCTGACGCGCGGCTTCCAGCTCGGCGCGCGCCTGCGTTTCGGTGAGCACCGCAGCCTCGATGTCTTCGGGAGAGACGGGCTCGACGGCGGCCTGGGCCAGGGTGGCCTCGATGTCGTCGGCCTTGATGTTCAGGTCGTCGGCTTCGGACAGCGCCCTGTCGAAGGCATCGTTGCGCAGGTCAGCAAGAGCCTTGCGCGCCTTCGTTGTCTCCAGGGCGGTCTCTGCATCCTTGAGTGCCTTGCGCGCCTGCTCGACCCGCTTTTCGCCTGCTTCGATGTCCAGCGCGATGGACTGCATTTCTGGCTCGGGCGTACGCTCCCCCATCTGCAGCCTCGCCGTCGCCGCCCTCGACCGGAGCTCGTTGATCTTGACCCGCTGCGCCTCAGTCTTGCGCCCCTGAGCCGCTGCCTGCTCCTGACGTGCCCTCAGTCCGCCCAGGGCCGCCTTGGCCGCGTCCGCGCGCGCTTCCAGGTCAGCAGGGTCGGGCGCCTCTGCCGGAGCCACCGTCGCCAGCGCGGCGGCTTCCTTGGTGAGCCTCGCCGCCTCTGCCGCCGTTCCCTTGACCACCCGATTGGCCTCGGTTCTCTTGTCGTAGGCAGCCTTTCGGACGCGCCCGATAACCTCGAGACCGTGTCCCTCGCAGGGATAGTTGTCCGGGCACTTGGGCCACCACTGCCGGAGCTGCTCGACGGTGACCGTCACGGGCAGCGCGTCGAGCACCTTCTGCAGGCGCTCTTTTCCTCGCAGCGTCAGCAGGTCCATCGGGTCGAGCGACGAGGTGCCGAGCAGCTCGGTGAGATAGGTCTGCGGCTTCTTGACCTGGAACTCACCCTGCTCGACTGCCACGGTGGTGGTGTTCGCGGTGATCACCCGCTTGACCGTGACGTCGCCCAGGTCGACCAGGATCTCGGCTCGCTCGGCGCCCTTTCGGATCGCGTCCGCCTTCACGTCCTGGGCGAGCAGAGCCGCTTTGACGGCGCGCAGAATCGTGGTCTTGCCCCCACCGTTGCGACCCTTTGCGACGGCTCCGGAGGGGGCGACGTTGATATCCCGCTCTTCGATTCCGCGATAGTTGTGAATTACGATTCGTCTGATCTTCATTTGCTCATCCCTCCAAGGAATTCCCACCCGTCACCCGGGCCTCATACTCAGCGTCTTCTCGTTCCATCCTTTGCCAGTGCACCCGGGAGCACTCGGAGCATTCGCACGCCTCGGAATAGAGGTGCTCGTTGTCTTCCTGCTCCTCAGGATCGATCGCGCGGATCGGCATGTCCCTGGTCCAGCCGTGGAGTCTCATCTCCCCACCATCCTCTTGATCCCCTCGCACCTTGCCTCGACCTCTACGGAGAGCGCCTCGACCGCCGCGTCCGGGCTGGTAGAGGATACCGAGATCCGCGGCTCGTAGCCGGAGACCTCGGCGACGTAGGCTCCGCGACCGTGTGAATCGAAGTACGTGCGTCTGAGCACGAGGCGCACGTCGTGGTTGCTTAGGTCTCCAAGCTCATCGATGGCGCACAGGAGGCGAGTGAGCGGGGTCACGACGCCACCTTCTTCTGCTCGGGCGCCTCCACAGAGCACTTCGCCAGCCTGGCGCACATCGACTCGACCCGCACCTGCTCCTCAAGCTCGAGGTAGAGCGGCAAAAGGAAGTGCACCTTTCCCAGGTGGGTGAGGCGGACGTTGCGCGTTGCGTGTCTTCCTCCCCTGCTCATGCTGCCCTCTTTTCTTCCGCTTCAACGATGTAGAGGAGTGTCGCCATCGGGTCGTCGCTCTCGGCCAATCGTGCCGCGAGCGCGACCATGGAAGCTCGCATCCAGCCGTAGCGCTGGTCAGCGTTGCGGCAGTGCCGCAGCGCGCCGAACTCGACGGCGGCGACGTAGCGCTCGATCAAGGAGAGGGCGCTCACGCTGCCCTCCCGATGCGGCTCGCAGCCTCCTGCCTGGCTCGGTCCCAGGCGCTGTTCCAGGAGGCCTCAGAAGCTCCGGTGCGGCAACTGTTGCCACGGGAGTTGAGTCGGCCGTCCAAGAAGGCGAGGCGCAGGCCGCCCGACTTCAGGATCTGGAACTCGTAGTAGTGGCCGTTGTTCTCGAAGGAGATGAATGTGGGGGAGAGGATTGTGCGAGGCATAACTAGCAGGCTAGCTACAACTAGCGCGCTAGTCAAGACGAACGATCAGATTTGTATCAGGATGTGGGATAGACCGCCGCATGAGCGGCGGTTAGCGTCACCTCATGAGGAAGACTTTCGTCGTTCTGATCGTCGGGATGCTGGCAAACGCCTGCGTCGACCAAGTCGTCGTGCGCGATCAACGACTTCACCGACGCCTACGAGCGGGCTGCGAGACACCGGCCGAATGCAGGACGCTCCTCGAGCAGGCGCGCGCCAACATGGCCGACTGTCACAATCCTCAGGAATGCCCGGTTGCATCGGACAACGTGCGTCGGGCTGAGCGCCTCCTGGCGGCGGCTGCGCCACACGATACGGCGACTGAAGATCGAGCACCCGTTGCGGAAGCTCCAACGAAGATCCTGCAATGCCTGAGGTCCCAATCGGATGGATGTCTCCAGGGTTGCGACTGGCGCCTCGCGCGCAAGAGTATTGATGCCGCTGGTTTTGCGAAATGCGCGGGATACTGCGTCCACGACTACGGTGATTGCTCCGAGCAGAGGCACTTGGATTGCGAGAAGGACAGGCCCGAAATGATGCGGGTGAAGGATCGACATGAAGCTGCGGAAGCGGAGAGAATGCAGCGTGTTCAATGGATCAAGGAGCACTGCCGCGCTGGGCAGTTGTCGCGCGTCATCCCAGAACACGTGGAGGTAACCGAGGGATGGCATGTTCGTGACGTGGGAGAAACCAGGGAACCTGCCGGATCGTTTTGGACATGTCCCAAGGGCGCTCCGCTTGGTATTCCGGAGCTGGTTGGAGGCGGCGACATGGGCCCAGCGTTTTCGGTGATGCAAGATGGCGGATCGGTGGCGCGGTGGAGCAGGACTTGTCGTTGGTCGCAATTGGACGCGGGCGACGGCGGCTCCGACCAGTGACATTCCCTGTCCGTGTACGCATATTCTGTTCATTGATCCGAATCTGGACTGATGTACCTTGCTGTACATGGACGCGTTCGAGTGGCAGGCAGACATCGAAGGGGACGCCCTCGCGATCTATCGAGAGGCGAAGCAGGAGCCAGATCGGCCAGTGTCAATCGTGCGAATCGTTCGTGCGCTCCTGCATACCGAGGTCAAGCGCGCGGACATGTCGCACGGCCACGAGAGCGACACATGCGTCGTGTACGGGCATCAGGTGATTGCTGTCCGAAAAGGGATACCTGGACCGCGCGCACGCTGGCTCATCGCGCACGAGGTTGCACACTGGTGGTACGCCCGAATCGGCTACCGCGGCGAGGACATCGAGACCCGATGCGATGCGCTCGGGGCCGCGCTTATCGCTCCCCGGCCGGCCTGGCAGACCGTGCGGCGCGCCGTCGGCTGCGGCATCCGCGAGCTCGCCGGAGCTCTGGCGACGACGCAGTCCCTGGTGCTGCTCCGGCGCGGAGAGTGTGACGGGGTGCCCGCTGCCCTGGTCGAGCCCAGGCGCGTGCTCGTGCGCGGGGAGACCTGGGGATGGCCGGACGAAGCGACCGTGCGGCGCGTGGCCCGCTCTGGAGCGCCGGGAGTGCGGCGCGTTCGCATCACGGACGAGTGGAAGCGGTCGGGCCTGATGGCTGCGTGATTAATCGGGTGTGAATGGCGCAGGGGGATAGCGGACAACACCCCACACGGTCAGATCATCGGCGGTGCACGAGTAGTAAAGCCACAGTCCCGAGCCCACGACACGGTGAGCCCAGATTGGCATGACCGGAGGAATGATCGCTCGGTAGTCACCCGGAGCCGGAACCGTATCCGCGCTCGCAAGAGCCGATATTGCCTTTGCGAGCAAGGTGCCCTCTGGAGTGCGAGGGGCGATTCCGGCGCGCTCGATGTTCTGCAGGGCACCACGACGAAAGTGAATCACGCGTGCCAGGGGTCACCTTCACCGGTCTGCAACCAATGCACAACATCTTCGCCCTTCACGTCAGCATCCTCATACAGAGCGTCGATGTCGTCCTCCGGCGTGTTCAGCAGCAACACGAGGCCCCTTCGATATTCCGCAGGAACGACCTTCTGCCCGTCCGTTGGAATCGAGCCATAATATTCCCTGATCGCTTCGACCGTGATCGGTTGTTCGCCACGCTCATCAGGCAGCAACCCGCGGCGAGCGTCGCGCCATGGCCGCTCGCGATGGGAGATCTCGACGAGCTTGCTAGGCTCACGGTCGCCGTAAAACGCGAGCACGCCTTTGACGGTGGCGATCTGCTCGGGAGTGAGGTTGCCAGGATTTCCGTGGGACCAGCCATCGATTTGGAATTTGCCTTTGTGGTAGCGAAACACGTCCGGCACGACAGGTCCGTCCTTCCACGCCTGAATCGTAGCCGAAAACAGCGGTTCACCGTCCCACACGATCGACCATGCCTGCGAGTAGAACACGAGCTTCTCGAGCTTCATGGTCGTCGTAGGACCGATGTCCTGCAGGATAAAAGCTGCGACGTCGTGTACGTTCGCCATCGTGATCACCCTCACGTTATGATACCACGCCGGCCAAGAGCAAGCGGGCTGCAATGATGAGCCTCACTTCTTCTTCCCCGCCCCCCGCTTCCCCCTGCCATCCAGCGCTCGGTTGACCGGCGGCTCCACATCAAGATCGTCGCCTGCCAGCTCGCGCACCAGAGCCCTCGAGGGCAGCAGGCCACGGCGGATGTCCCGCTCGGCCTCGCGCATCTTGTCGAGCCATTCGTCCGCGGTGATCTCCCGGGCGCCCTCAGCGCTGTGGTACCGGATCGACCGGACCTGCTCGATCGCCTCCTCGCTGATCGTCTTGAGCGCCCGAGCTGCCCGAGCGGCGTCATCACGCAGCGGGTACTGGTCGTCGTAGACGATCGTGCGCGAGGCCTCCACATCGCCCTCCTCGAACGGTTCTCGTTGTCCTTCGTGGGTCAGCAACCAGCTCACTTTCACGTTGCCTGCGCGCGCGAAGGCCATCGCCGTGCTCGAATCGATGTTCGCGGACTGACGCCCGTTGAGGATCTGCTCGGCATGTCCCTGCGCCAATCCTGCGCGGGAGGACAAGAAGGTCATCGACATCTTCTTGCCGTCCGGCTTCAGACGATTGGAGAGGATCCATCGCAGGCCTTTCACAACGGGGTGTTCTTCATCGACGGGAGGCATCGCTAGCAGCCTAGCCGGTTCCTCCACTCGGTTCGTCGAATCGTTCTTGACTAGCCCGCTAGTTGTAGCTAGGCTGCTAGTTATCATGGGAAAACCCGTTTCCGACACCGAGCCGACCGATTTGGGAAGACGTTTGCGAGCCCTCCGAGAAGCAGGGGGCATCAGCATGCGAGAGTTGTCCAAGGTGGCCGGCGCCTCGCCAGCGGTCGTCTACCAGATAGAGCGCGGTCTCATTGCGAAGCCGAGCGCCGAGATCGCCATCTTGCTTGCCCGCTCGCTTGGAACCACTCCCGACTACCTGATTCTCGGCGAGGGCGATGCGCCGAGCGCCGATCGGATTGAAGCCGCCTTCAAGGCCGTCGTCGCAGCATCCGGGGTTCTGCCTGCCACCGGCACAGACGGGGAGGGGTGAGGCATGACCGATATCGTCAAATTCACCTACGCTGACAAGCCGGTTCGAGGCGACGACGATCGTCGCATGCTCAACCTGACTGACATGTGGCGAGCAGACGGGGCGGACCCGTCGAGGCGCCCGGCGAATTGGCTTCGTAAGGAAGGCAGAGAATTCGTCGAATTCCTCGCGAAAGCTGAGACTATGCCCCACGGGCACACTCTCAAAACACCGGGTAATCCGCGCCTTCGCCTTCCCCCTGAGACATGGGGCACGCCCAAGATCGCCCTCGCGTATGGCATGTATCTGTCGGCTGCGTTCCAGGATCACTGCCTCGGCATCATCCTGTCGGTCTACTCCGATGGGTTCTTCGCCATGCCTGGGCGCGAGGCGGAAGCGTACGCCGCCCTTGAGCGTCTGATCGCGGAGCAAGGAAAGCAGCTTGCCACACAGAGCGCGCACATTGGCCTTCTGTGCGAACGCGTTCAGTCCCTCTACAGTCCCGATGGTCTGGTCAAGTCGTATCAGGCCAAGATGATCTGCGATGCCATCAACGTGCTGTCCGTTCGCGAGAACAAGGACGGCGCGCTTTCCCGTCTCGTAGCCTACAGGCTTGTTGATGACCGGCTCCGCAACCGCATCAAGCCAGCATTCCCAAAGGGCAAGTGGCGTGCCCTGCCCGCTCGACGCTTCGACGAGGTCATGTCGGAACTGGCGTTGATGGGATCGGAGGCTGACGCGAGGGATCGAAGCATCGCTCGTCACGCGGCCAAGATCCAAGCCTCCTCCCAAGTCCCGATCGACTTCGCAGCAGAGCGCTCCAAGCGCGCCTGACCACTCCCTCCTTCTCGTCCGCTGTTCGTGTCCGCTGTCTGGAGTGCACGCAAGATGGCCGAAGAGTCGAGACAACCAGTTTGTGCCCAAGACATTGGGTCGAAAATCGCGCCTGATTTCGTCGTCGCCTATCGGGTTCATACCCGATCCTACTCCGCAGTTCCCAATACATCCCCAACCGTGCAGCCGTGCAGCGCTGCACAAGTGAGAGGTATGTGATGGCTGATATCCTCGAATCCGTACAGGTCATATATGAGGCATTGTCCGAGCTTGACCATGCCTCGCGCGCGCGGTGCATGCGGTGCGTGGACGTGCTGCTCGAAGATGCGACGGGGGGGGGCGCTGTGGAAACGCGTGAGCCCGCGCCAGTGGAGCCTGTCAAGCGCAAGCCCTCGCCAGTGGAGCGCAAGCAGGTAGTCTCCACAAGCCCAAAAGGCGGTGGAGGCAAACGATCCGCGCCATCCGCAAGCGGCCCGCGCCCGTCCAAGGCGAAAGCGGAGATGACGCAACTCGGCGAAAGCATCCTGCGGATCATCTCGGATCACCCGCAGGGGATCACGCCGAAAGCAGTGGCGGAGAGGTTGGGCCTGCATCCGCAGATGCACCGGTTCCGTGTGATGTCGACGCGGCTCCTGAAGGATCAGAAGTACCGCGCGACCGGCATGTCGACGAACCGGATGTGGTTCCCGAATGGGCAACAGTGAGATGGTGCCCGTGCGTGGTGAGAGGTCGCGGCGTCGAGCGACGCTTCGACGACGTTGTGCCGGCGCTGCGGTGGAAGCGCAGAAACCTGGGACTCGCGGGCGTGGTGCTGCGCGAGTCGGATGGTGTGGAGATGACACGGCGAGCCTAGCGCGATGACTACCCTGGAACAAAAGCGAGAGCATGGTCGTCGGTGGAGAGAAAAGCAGCGGGCTGGGAAGCCGGCTGCGCAGAGGGGCGGCGCCCGAAAGTATCCCGTGATCGACGGGAAGAAGCGCTGCACGATGTGCGGCGAGGAGTTGCCGTTTACCGCCGAATTCTTCTGCGTCAACCGGTCGCTCAAGTCCGGGTTGAGTCCACAGTGTAGACCGTGTCTGCGTGAGGCTGGCAAGCGATCAAGGCTCGCACATCCGGAGGCGTGCAAGGCCGCATCGAAGCGATGGCGACAGGAACATCCAGAGCGCATGAAGGAACTCAAGAGCGCTTGGAGCAAGGCCAATCGAGATCGCGTTTCGGTCTGGGAAAAGCGCTGGAGGGCATCACATCGAGATCATATCAATGCCTGGAAGCGCGAGTGGCGCTCAAAGCGCCCCGGCTACTGGCGAGACGGACACCGGGCGTGGAAGTCCTCGCACCGGGCGCAAGTGTGTTCCTATGAACATCGTCGTCGCGCCCGTCGGTTGGGGTCTCTCGGAAACTACACGGCTGCTGATATCGCCCGCATTCTGACGCAACAGAATCACCGCTGCTTCTACTGCCAAGCTGACATCAGCAAGAAGTGCCACGTCGAGCACAAGACCCCGTTGTCCCGTGGAGGGAGCAACGGACCCGAGAACATCGTCTGCTCGTGTGCTTCCTGCAACTTCAAGAAGCACACGAAGACTGACGCTGAGTTCATCTGGAACACTCCGAGGCATCGCGTTCAGAGCGCGCGGCGCCATCGAAGGAAGACACACCAACTCGCTCTGCCAATCGAACAAGGAGATTGAATCCATGGGACGCCCGAAAAATTCACGCAACAGACCAAAGAAGACCGATGGAGGCAAAGATGTCGCGCCGGGCACGCACCCGGAGAAGGCGTCGGCTGAGGAGCCGCGTGCAAGCGAAGGCGGTAGCGCCACCGCTACGATGGAGTCGACGACATCTGGTGCGGCGAGTGGCGAAGCTGGTGCTGCGCCTGCTGCAGGAGAGCCTGCCGCGCTGGACGCTGGCGATGCTTCGACCAAGGCTGTGGTGACTCCGCAGGAGGGAGGTCTCGACGAGCATCGGGCCACGCCCGCCAAGCGCGACCTGACGCAGACCATCGCCGAGATGAACGCGCTGATTCGCAAGCTGTGGCGCGATCGCGCAGCAGAGAAGGAAGATGCCTCAGCGGACGCCAAAACGCACTCCGACGAGATCAAGCGCATCGAGGCCGAGATCGACAGCACGATCCGCCGCGTCGAAGATGCCGTTTGCGCGAACGCTGAGGAGATCATCCATCACGACCGCGGAATCGTCGAATACCGCGATCGCACCACCGGCAAGGTCCTGTACACGCGCGCCATCGTCGCCGCTGACAGGCAAGCAAAGCTGACCTTCGACAAGCCGTCGAAGCCTCCTTCCCCTCCCAAGCCCACCTTCGACAAGCTGCAGGACGGCAAGACCTGGGAGCACGATCGCTTCGGCGTTGTGAGGGTCCTTGCCGTACTGGAAGGCAGCGTCCGCGTCCAGAGCGAGGACCTCGACGAAGCCTCGGAGGAAATCGAAATCGGCGTCGCCGACTGGAACGCTCAGGATGCATATCCGCGCGAAGTCCCCGCGCTTGAGATCGGGCAGCGCTGGACGATTGACGACCACGAGCTCGTCATCACCACGCTCGACGATCGCGCCGCATGCGTGACCTCGTACTCCAGTGCCGAGGACTTGCGAGGCACATCCGATCGCGTCTCGCGCCTGTCGTTCTGCGCCGCTGATGCCAGGCGCACCGAAGACCTGTGGACCAGCCTCGGAGGCGGCGTCGTGGTTCGCTTCAACCGTCTCGACGCTGAAGGCAACCCCGATCCTGACGAGCGTGCGATCGGGCGCGTCGTGAGCCGATCGGACGACGACGTTCCGGCCGACGAGCAGACGGTCACGATCAACGACTCGTACGACGACGAGACGTTCGATCGCGTCGACTTCCTCGCGCGCTCCCCTGAAGTCGTGCAGATGCCCGACCTCGCTGTCGGGCAGTCGTGGCGCCTGCCCGAGGAGGGCGATGACGACGGGCAAGGCCGCGCCGTGACGATCACAGAGATCGGAGACCGCGTCGTGTCCGTGACCTGGGACAGCGGCGAGTCGGGCTCCGTCCCCTGGCTGTCCCTCGCCGGAGCCGTACGGATCGAAGACGTCCCGCTGCCCGAAGAGGCTCCGAAGAAGCGCGGAAAAGGCAAGAAGGGCAACTCGAAGTCTGCCAGCGCGGAGGTGTGAACATGGCCGAGCGGACCCCTTGGGACCATCAGAATCGGGCGCGCGCGGAGATTGAGGCAGCGTATCGGCAGGGAAAGCGAGCGATCTGCTCCGTCATTCCCACCGGCGGCGGCAAGAGCTACCTCTTTTCGCTCATCGCCCGCGGAGGGGTCGCCAAGGGGTTCCGCTGGGGCGTGTTCGTTCACCGTGACGAGCTGCTCGACCAGGCCGTCAGCGGCTTCCGGGATATCGGCCTGTCCCCTGGAGTCCTCGCCGCCGGATACCCTCGCACCGATTCTCTGCTGCAGGTCGTCAGCGTGCAGACCGCCCTGGCGCGCGGAGAGTTTCCCCAGTTCGACGGCGTTGTCCTCGACGAGGCACACCACTTCGCAGGCGCTGAGAAGTGGTGCGGCATCCCGGCCCATTACCGCGAGCGCAACGCCCTGATCCTCGGCTTCACGGCTACGCCAGAGCGCGGCGACGGGGTGGCAATCGGCAACTGCTTCGACCATCTCATCGTCGTTTGCCAGCCGTCCGACCTGATCCGGCTGGGCGTACTGGTGCCCGCCCGCGTCATGTATCCCGCACGGCAGTCCAAGGCCCTGGCGATGCACCCGCTGGAGTTTCACCAGCGCTACGGCAAGGGACGGCGCTTCATCGTGTTCGCGGCGACGGTCAAGCACGCGAAGGACCTCGCGCACGAGTTCACGGCGGCTGGGTATCCTACCGCCTGCGTCGAGGGTGCGATGAAGGCTGCCGACCGAAAGGCGGCAATCGAGTCGTTCCGGCGTGGCGACCTGGTCGGGCTGACGAACTACGCCGTGCTCACCGAGGGCTTCGACGTCCGCCCCGTCTCGGAGGTCATCACCTGCCGCATGTTCGGTTCTCCCGGAACAATGATGCAGGCGATCGGCCGCGGCGCGCGAGCCTGCCCCGAGATCGGCAAGGTCGACGTGATTGCCGGTGACCTGCGCGGCTGGAGCCGTGACCCGTCGGTGGGACTTCCAGGAGACGACCGCGAATTCTCACTCAATGGCCGAGCGATCCGCACCGCCTCAGGCGCCGAACCAGTGCGCCAATGTCCCGATTGCTTCGCGATGTTCAGGAGCGCAGAGTTCCAGGACGGCGCATGTCCGGCGTGCGGCTTCATCACACGAGGTCACCCGAATCCGGCCGTCCGTCGTCAGGCCATGGCGGAGCATGCCGCATCCGAGTCAGGTGAGGACCGCGTCCGATACATGTCCAGGTGCGTCAACTCCTGCCTTCTCGACGGCCACGAGCTCGGCAAGGCCAGATTCCTGTACGTCGTGAAATACACGGCGCCCGAGATGCTCCGGCGCAAGGTGCGAGCGGCCTACAAGTGGCCCAACAAAGCCACACTTCAGGCTTCAGGGCACGACGCCGCGAAGGAGATGCTCCGCGAGCTCGCGATGTATAACATGGTCCACCACGCGCAGCTGTCGCCCGTCATCTCCGGCATCCCCGGGCGCGAGCGCAAGGACCGGCCCTGGGTCGATACCCGCGAGCTGGTCGACCTGATGCGCGCTGCCCTCATCTCGGGTCGCGCTGAGGCAGACGTCAGTGGACGTCGCATCGTTGTCGAGATGGTCGACGCCTCCGCGCAGAGGACAGGAACATGACCCTGCGCGCACAGCTGCGCGACGAGCTCGACGAGCGCATTTCCGCCGCGCAGGAAGAGCTCCGGCACCTTCAGGCCCTCAAGCGCCAGCAACCCCTGCGCCTGGTTCGTCCGGAGCCCTCCACGAAGAGGCCAGCGGCCGATCGCACTCCAGAACACACGACACTCGTCAACGGCGCCTGCGCGCGCCTGGGCCACAAGCTCGACCTTCGCATCGCCAAGATGTCCCCGGCCGGCGAGCCCACTGCGTCGGGCAGGCCTCAGCACTGCGGACCCGCTGGGCTCGCGGACATCTGCGGCGTGCTTCAGATGCGCGTCAGGTATCACTGCCACGAAATGATCTTTGGCCGCCTGTTCTGTCTCGAGGCCAAGACTGGCAACGCGAAGCAGTCGCGCGTCCAGATCGCGATGATGCGCATGGTCCGCGGTCTGGGCGGTTTCTATTCGGTAATCCGGTCTGTGGACGACGCTGAGTCCGCCTATGTCAGGGCGAGACTGGGGATGAACTCGTGACCACAATCAAGCTCAAGGGTTCCTATTACAAGCGAAACTCCGACGGGGACCTCGAAGTCTGCCCGGCTCCTGTCGAGCAGGAACCGGTCAAGGAATCGAAGAAAGGCAGACCGACGTACGAAGAGCGCATCGCCGTGCTGGACGCGATCCTGGTGCCGCTGGAGAGGGTCGAATCATGAGCCTGCACGACCTCGGCGCAGTCATCGCGGGCGAGCGGTCCTGGTGCGTAGTCCACGGGGACTGTCTCGCTGTGCTGCTGATGATCCCGCTGGAGTTCCGTCACATCGTGGCAGCTGATCCAACCTACGGCTACGGGTCGTATCCCAGCGACAAGGACATCACGCTGCAGATGCTCCGGGCCGTGCATGGTTGGACCACGCTCGCCCTAAAGGGATATGCGCAGGACCTGTATCGGTGGCTCCATGCGGCCGGCGTTGAGAGCATCGAGGAGTGGATCTGCTGGTTCCCGACGAACCACGCGTGCAAGGCCAACGGCAACGCCAAGGGCCTTCCCAGGTTCCACGAGGACTGGGCCGTGTGCGGCGAGGTTCCAGGCAGCCGGGACATCATGCGTCCGCGCGCCGATCACAAGGTCTCGCAGCGCATCAACGAGCTTCACCGCACCAAGCACAAGGATCATGCGAGGAAGTACGACCCTCGAGGGGACGCGCGAGAGGGAGACGTCTGGACCGACCCGAGCCCCGGGATTGCCTTCCAGGCTCACCTGCGCCTGCATCCGAACGAGATGCCGGTCGGCGTGGCGCTCAAGCTCGTCCAGTTGATCAGCCGCCCGGGAGACTGCATCTTCGACCCGTTCGCAGGCAGCTTCTCCCTGGGTGTTGCCTGCCTGAGACTCGGTCGCCGCTACATCGGGGTGGAGATCTCGCAGGAGTGGGCCGACCAGGGTCGTGAGCGTCTTCAGGCCGAGTCCGAGGGCAGCACCCTGGCTGCTCGCAAAGCTGGACAGCTGGCGATCTTCGGAGGTCAGCAATGAAGCTCCCCGCTGCCTCCCCCACTTTTGTAACGCCCCTCGCCGGCGACCACCCCACGTGCCGCCATTACGAGGCATGCAGACGCATCGCCCGATACTACGGCACCGATGAGTGGAGAGGGTGCCGTGCTGATTGCCTCTCTCGACAGGAGATGGAAAACGATGAATGAGAATCTGAATATCGAAACGGTCGACGGTTGGAAACTCGCGCTTCTGTCCGAGAACGACGAGCGCCGGGTGCGTGACGTGGACCTGGGGGAGCGGCTGAGAATCAACCCTCCTCGCATGATCCGCAAGCTCATCAAGCGGCACTTGTCGAGTCTGAAGAAACTCGGCGAGATTGTGATGCGTGACACGGTGGAACGCATCGAGAAACGCGGGGCAATCAAGGGGTTTGAGGAGCGCACCGTCAAAGAATACTGGCTCAACAAGGACCAGGCCCTTTACGTCACCATGCACAGCGGAACGAAGATGGCTGGTGATGTATCGGTCTCGCTGATTCAAGCTTACAATAAGTTGCGAACGGCTGTGGCGAAGCAGCAGGCGGAGATCGACGAACTTCGGCGCGAACTGCAACGCCAGCGAGCAAGCAGCGAGATGGTGTCGCGGGTCGTTCGCAGCCTACCCGCGTCCAGGGGGCCGCAGTGGAAGCAGACCGTGATCGGCGTGTTGGCCGGATGGCTCAAGCAGCCGAATCAGAACAGCCTTGGAGGCGTTCCGGTATGGACGGGGAGCGTCACCGGACGACTCATGCGAATGAGATTTGGGAAAGAACTGTTCGAGGCTATCAAGGACGCTGCTCTGAAGCACGACGACGTCAGGTTGCACGAGTTGATGTCGGACGAGGGCATCGATGCACTCTCCGAGCTGCAACGGATGATCGTCATGCTTGGAATTGAGCACAGCGACTACAAGGACGCGCTGGGCGCGTTGCAATCTCAGATCGACTACCTGTTGGGATTGGGAGCTCAACTTCCGCTGTTCAGGGATGGGTCGTGCGGATGCGGCCGGAAGTTTGCGTCATCTGACGCCTTCTGCTCTCGCTGCGGAAATAAGAGGGTTGCGCAGCCCCATGATCTGCTGCATCTGCCACGGCCCGGCTCACGACGCGACAGGAGCGCGCTACAGCGTCACAGCGCTGGCCTGCCGCGGCTGCGTTGTCGAGCTTTGGCCGTGGCTACGGCGGCGCATGAACGGCAAGCCCCGCGGCGGCAAGGGGCCGAGTTTCTATGACCACGTGGTGAAGCAATGATCCTACTCGAACTCGCAGAGCGCCTCTACGCCCGAGTCCAAAGAGCCTACGCCTGGGCTTGCTGGATTCATCAGCTTCGCCGCCTGTCGAGGCAAGCATGACCACCCAGCCTCCCAAGTCGACCCCCGCCGACCTCGCCGCCATGGCTGGCGCCGCGTGGCTCGACTCCAAGATAGAGCGAGACCCTGACCCGAACGAGCTCGCTCGCATTGCGGACTACCTCGACCCGTCAGCGGATTCATTCGCCGTGATCCACGCCTGTATTCCGGTTGCAGAAGCTGCCCAGTGGGTCCTTGGAGCTCGCAGGCTCCGATCGTCAAGTCCAGAACTGCACCTGACCAAGCCGAGGCCACGATGGTAGAACCGCGCCCGCTGCCGATGTGCCTGGCCTCCGAGGACGCCGTAGTCACCGCGGTGCTCATCCAGCGCACGCCGGCATCCGAGGTCGAGGATGTGCTCGACCCTGGACTGTATCTCGACCCGCAGAACAGGGTCATCGTCCGGGCGATCGTCGCGCTCCAACAGGCGGGGCTCCCCATAGACATCCCAGCGGTCAAGGACTGGATCAGCTCCAACGGCCTATCGAGCTCACTCGACCCTGCTGCAGTGCAGGCCAAGCTCGACATGACCCCGTTTGTCGGCGACGTACGCGCCCATGCCGACCACATCCTCGAGGTCGCCCAGGTCCGACAGACGATTCTCACGGCCCAGCGGATCGCCGCCGAGGGATTCGGTGTCAACGGCAACGCGGCGGAGTATCTCGATACTTCTGTCGACCTTCTCACCGCCGCTACGAAGAATACTCGCGCCGCTAAGGGATTCAAGATTCTGAGTGCCAGCGACATCCTGGCGAAGCGCGAGCCGATCAAGTGGGTATGTCGCGACCTGTGCATCGGACCTGGACGGCCCACGCTCGTACCCGGATACGGATACTCGCTCAAGACCTACTCGATGCAATCTCTTGAAGTGTCGGTCGCCTCAGGGCAGAAGATCTGGGGCGAATTCAGGTGCGCTCGCAGCAAGGTATTGCACCTCGACTACGAGCAAGGCAAGGACCCGACGTGTACCCGATTCCAGCGCATCGCGTACGGTATGGGACTGTCGCTGGACGACCTCGATGGATGGCTGCAAACATGCTGCTTCCCGGACGCGTACTTGACGACCCCGAACGTCGAACGCTCCCTTGCGATGCTATGCGCCGACATTCAACTGTGCGTTATCGACTCGTTCAAAGCGGCCACCCCTGGCGTCCTTGAGAAGGATTCCGAGGTTCGCATCTACCTCGACATGCTCACCCGAATCTCGGAGCGAACCGGATGCGCATTCATCGTCATTGCCCACGCCGGCAAGAGCAATCCCGATCGGGATAAGAGAGAGGCAGCACGAGGATCCTCCGCCATCTTCGACGCGTGCGGAACGGTGCTGATGATGAGCGGTTCGAAGCCGTTCGAGCCGGTCAAGGCCGAGTTGACCAAGACCTCAGCATCAGCGTCCGGCAAGATCGCGCAGTGCGAATTCTATCTCGCGGCCACCGATATCGCGGACGATGAGGGCAAGGACGACAAGGCCGGGATCCGAATCGACTACCAGCCGGTCGATTCTATCGAGGAGCCGCAGGCGCCGGCCGCCCGAGTCAATCACCTGCGCGAGGCGATCGTCGAGATTCTCTCGCAGCACCCGCAAGGCCTGAGCACGCGCGAGGTCATCGCCTTCATGCGCAAGGCTGGGGGCAAGGGCAGAAGTCAGGACGTGAGCACGGCTCTGATGACCGGGGCTGTCGACGGGTGGTGTCGACAGGCGTGTCGGAATGGGCGAGGGGCCGGCAAGCTGTGGACAATCGTGACGCTGTCCGATTCTACAGAGAACGAGTGATTTTATGAACTGCTTCCCAACTGCTTCCCGTTTTTTTTCTGCGAACTGCTTCCCGAGGGTATTCGGTAATGGTTCCGGGAACATAAGCGAACTGCTTCCAACTGCCTCCCGAGCCGGGAAGCAGTTCGGCGTTGACGGGTCATCTCGTGACGAATCGCGTTTTCTTCGAGGAAACTGCAGATCGAACTGCTTCCCGATCCATCTGAACTGCTTCCCGGAAGCAGTTAGGGCACCACTACGAACTGCTTCCCGGGGGGGGTGTATATACTATACACCCCCCACCGGGAATCAGTTTCGAGTGTTCGGTGCCCAGGCGGGTTGCCGGAGGCAGATCCGGACCCTTCCCCCCTCCGGACCCGTCCCCGCCTCATACACTCTCAGCGGAAGGTGGAGCTGACATGCCTCGTTGCACGGTCTGCGCACATCCGGAGCGGGCGGCGATTGATGCGGCAGTGCTCGCAGGTGGCTCGAAACGAGCCGTAGCGACCCAATACGGCCTTAGCGCGGAGGCCGTGCAGCGCCACAAGGCCCACATCCCCCCGGCCCTTGCAAAGGCGCACGAGGCCAAGGAAGTCGCACGAGCCGACTCGCTGCTTGGCATGGTTCGCAGCCAGTATGACCGCGCCCTCAGACACATCGACGCGAGCGAGCAGGTTCTCAAGCAGGCGAAGCGCTCGAAGAACCGCCGCGATATCCTCGAAGCCATTCGCACCGCCGGCGTTCCGATGCGAGAGGCTCGCCGGAATCTAGAGCTGCTCGCGAAGATGATCGGGCAGATTCCACCTGACCAGCCGCATATCACGGTCATCACGTCGCCTGCGTGGGTATCGCTGAGAGTATTTCTCGCCAAGACGCTGGATGGTCACCCGGAGGCGCATGCAGCGCTCCTGCATGCCCTCGAGGAAGCGGAGCATGTCCCTGAGTCCTGAGCTGCGAGACCTGCAGATGGCGCTCGACATGGGGGCGTTCGCGCGCGGCATCGGGCTGTCGCCTGACCCGTGGCAAGCAGAAGTGCTTCGGTCGAAGTCCAAGCGGTTACTGCTCAATTGCTGTCGACAAGCGGGTAAGAGCACCGTGGCCAGCGTTCTCAGCAGCCACCGGGCGATCTATCGGCCCAACAGCATGATCCTGCTCGCCTCGCCGTCCTTGCGCCAGAGTGGCGAGCTATTCCGAAAGGTGCAGGACGTCATGCGCCGCGTAAAGGGCGCGCCTCGAGCAACCGAAGACAACAAGCTCAGTCTCACGCTCGAAAACGGGTCTCGCATCGTATCGCTTCCCGGTGCTGAGGCCACCGTGCGCGGATTCTCCTCGGTCGACCTGCTCATCGAGGACGAGGCCTCTAGGGTGCCTGACGCGCTCTATCGCGCTGTCCGTCCGATGCTCGCGGTGTCCAATGGCGTATTGATTTTGATGAGCACTCCGTTCGGAAAACGCGGGCACTTCTTCGAGGAGTGGACCGGCACGGCGAAGTGGGAACGCGTGCAGATCGACGCCGCGAAGTGCCCGCGCATCTCCCCCGACTTCCTGCGCGAGGAACGCGTCGCCGTCGGACCCTGGTGGTTCTCGCAGGAATACGAGTGCCAGTTCGGGGATACAGTCGACTCTCTTTTTACCCACGATGACATCATGCGGGCAATGAGGACCGACGTTCCAGATCTATTCGGTCCGGACGATATCGGGACGGAAGATTCCGCGATCGCCGACATCCCCGGGATTGGAGGATTGCTCGATGGCTGAACCCAAGATTGAGTCGAGCTTCCTCGTCGGTCTGGACCTGGGTCAGGCGCGCGACCCGACCGCGATCGGCGTAATCGAACGCGCGTTGATGCCCAGCGACAGGTTCGAGCTGAACGACGCGGGAGAGCCGACGCGGGCGCTTCAAGCCGTCTACCGGCTGCGCCACCTGATGCGACCACAGCTCGGCACCAGCTACGTGCAGATCGTAGAAACCGTGGCCGGCATGCTCAGCAAGCCCGAGCTCGTGGGCGCCGAGCTCGTGGTGGACTTCACGGGCGTTGGGGCGGCGGTCACAGACATGCTGCGCAAGGCCGGGCTCAACCCTGTTGCCGTCTACATCCACGGCGGAGACAAGGTCACAACGCGCGATGCAGGGGGATTCAATGTACCAAAACGAGACCTTGCAGGCGTGATGCAGATGCTCCTGCAGACTCGCCGGCTACATATTCGACAGTCGATGCCGCTTGCTGAGGTGTTCATGCGCGAGTTGCTGAACTTCCGGGTCAAGGTAAACATCGCCACGGGCCACGACAGCTACGAGGCACTTCGCGAGGGCGACCACGACGACCTCGTATTGGCGGTCGCGATGGCGTGCTGGTTCGGTGAACAACCAGAGCCTCCGCGAGGCATGGGGCAAACACAGCTGCTGCCGTTTTGAGGAGGGATGCATGCGACGCGAAGATCGAGACAAGCCAAAATCAGACGCTGTCACCAAAATACTAGGCGCAGTGCAAGCGCTGACCGCCGCGCTCGCCGAGGAGAACATCGACGGCAGCGTCGTGATTCAGCTTCCGACCGAAGCGTGGCGGCGAATATATGAGAGTCGGTCGGGCGCCTGTGCTCTTGCCATCGTATCTCGGGACATGCCGTCGCAATGCTGGCTGCAGCTGCGAATGTGCGGGCGGGATGTCCGTATCGAGCCGGAAGGAATGCACCTATGAATCTGCTTTGCCCCGACGACGAGATGGCTCTCACATCGTACTTCAGCGGCGCTGTGCTGTCGTTCGAGCGATCGACCATGGGTTCGATGCTCGACATGCAGGCGGCCAGGTACAGGGACAGCGAAGGCCACCGCGTACTCCGTGCAGAGGATCCTTGGCTGTGCATTCACCTGCGCGAAGCAAGATCCGAAGCCTGCTACGAGCCGGACATCGACGCGATCCTGTGGCTCGCCCGCATCTCTCGCAGACTCGACGCTGTCTCCAGGCAATGCCCGATCGTGCGCGATGCGCTCGAGGTCTATTACGGGTCAGCGGGGCAGTTCTGGAAGCGGGTAGCTCACAAGCAAGAGTGGTCGCTGGTCGATCTCACATCGAGCGGCGCGGATTTTCTGCGCCGACGCCAAGCGCGAGCGGACAAGCTCGGCAGGCGCATCCCGACCAGTGCGGCCGCCGAACTCGCGGCGGAATCGGAGCTGCAGGACCTGGCTCCCAACCCGGATCGGCAGACCAGACTGCATGCGGTCGATAGCGAAGTGCGCATGCTGCTTCGGCTGATGGAACAGACTTGGAAGCAAACGGAGACAGGGAGGAAGATCCATGAAAAGGCGTGAGTCCGATATTGTCCCGCCGCCAACGTATATTCTGGTCAGTCGCTTCGCCGATCGCGCCGGAGTGAACCGTCAGATGGTTCTTCGCATCATGCGCAACGCCGGAGCGGCAACGAAGATCGGCCGGCGCTGGTACACCACACGCCGCTGGCTGCGCGAGCTGTTCCCTGATGCTTGGTCAGAGTTCGTGAATGCATGGCCGGATGACACCGGTTATGACGGTCATGACGGTCATGACGGTTATGAGAATCACAAAGCGATCCGGATATAGTAGGGGCCTCGATCTGGCGCCGACCCGCAAGGGTGGTTGAGGCATGCCCGACGCCGCTGTCATCCGTCCCTCTTGCTGCGGTGATGGCGCGGCACCGATAACACTCGCGCCTCTCCCTGTCCGTCGACAAATCATGCTGCTCGAGCTGCTCAACACCGAACATCCAACGTACGACGCGGAAACGTGGCGTGACTATTGGGCACTGTATGAGGGCGGCAAGGGCTTCCGCGATCGCGCCAGCAGGATGCTTCCTCGCAACGGGCAAGAGCCTGAGGCGGTCTATCACGAGCGCCTCAAGGTCGCGCACTACCGCTCGTATCTCGGCCCGATCGTAGACTACTTCGTAGCTTTCCTGTTCACCGCGCAGATGGCATGCCGCGCGAATCGCGATGGCGTCGCAGTGGCCGCCGACGACTGGTATGGCGAGTGGAAGGAAGACGCCGATGGCGCCGGAACAGACCTTGTGGAATTCCTGCGCGAGAGAATGACGCGCACGCTGGTTGACGGGGCGAGCTGGTGGATCGTCGAGCTGCCAGCCGACGGCGGTCCGGCTCCGATGACCAGGCAGGAGTGGGCGGAGCGAGGCCTCGGAGATGCTCGGCTACGACCGATCAACCGCGAGCAGATCCTGGATTGGAGCGTAGGACCCGACGGTGCACTCGATTGGGTGCTGCTCTACAGCCAAGAAACGCCGAGGCAGACGCCGGGCGCAGCGCGCGACACGATCCTGCACCGTTGGTGGATATACGATCGCCAGAACATCGAGCTGTTCGAGTATCGCCAGAAGGCAGGGGAGCCGCTCGATCCGAAGGCCGACGTCCCGTCGATGGGAGCGGCCCCTCACGGATTTCGACGCGTTCCGCTGGTCGAGCTCAAGGTTCCAACTGGCCTGTGGGTCGCCAATCGAGTGGAGTCGCCACAGCGCGAGCACTTTGCGCTGTCGAACGCTCACACGTGGGCGATTCGGCGCACCTGCTACGCCATGCCGGTGTTCAACGTCAAAGACGCGAAGAAGCCTCCCACGATGGGAACAGGCTACTTTCTGATGATCGGCATCGATGAGTCGATGCAGTGGTCGGCACCACCCGCGACGCCGTTCGAGATGATTCGTGCCGAAGTATCCAGCCAGAAGGACGAGATCTTCCGAATCGTTCACCAGATGGCGCTCGGCGTGGAGAACAACGCCGCTGCCGTCGGGCGAAGTGCTCAATCCAAGACCGAAGACTCGAACGCTACGAAGGTAATCCTGACGGCGTATGGGGCTTGCGTGCGCAAGGCCGTCGAGCAGACCTACCAACTCATCAGCGAGGGGCGCGACGACGGTTTTGATTGGTCTATCGAGGGGATGGACAAGTACGACACAGCGGATACCGTAGGCCTGGTGCAGGCGGTGACGCAGGCCGATATGCTCGATATCCCGTCTCCGACCTGGGCGAAGGAGGTCCGCACCCGCGTGGCACTCGCCCTGCTACCGGACATCAGCCAGCAGCTCAAGGATGAGATTCGCGAGGAGATCGAAACGAACTTCGTCGCTGAGAGCGTTCTTGATCGGGGTGGAGTTGTCGAAGACGACGATGAGTCAGCGGCCGCCGACGCGACCGACAACGCAGGCCAGGGCGGCGTCGACGGAGCCAGCGACAGCGACGGCAACGACATGGTGGACGACGACGGGGACGGCGGCGGTGATTGATGGCCGACGATCCAGCCCGGTTCGATCCGGACATTCAACGCCTCGCGCTGGCGGCGGCTGCGAGCCTTCTCAAGCGCGAGCGAGTTGCGCTGAAGGCAATTCGTTCAGTTCTTCGTAGACACGCGAGCGAGGCGGACGCTTCGATTCGCAGGCTTTCCGGGTCTGATGCTGGCAGGATCGTCTCTGAGGGGTCGGGCGTTCTTCGGCGCGCGGCGACCCACATGGACACGGATCTCACCGGGGCGATTGCTGGCGCCAGATCAGCTGCCAGATCTCAGGCGCTCACATCGATTGGTGAGCAGCTCGCGGCGATCGAGAGCAAGCTCTTGAAAGCAACTGTTCCCCTTCGCCAGACAGAGCTGGTCGTGCCGCTGAGGGGGCACAACGAGGCAGATGCCGTCCACGCGGAAGCAGCAGCGAAATCGCTGTCGTCGAAGTGGTTGCAGCAGAGCGTCGGTAGGTTGATCGATCAGCAGGACGCGCATGGACCTCTCCCATCAATCGGTGAGCAGGTCGCCGCTGAGATCGATTTTCGAGTTCGCAGAACGGCAGCGACTGAAAGTTCGCAGGCGTTCAACAACGAGGCCGACGATATCCTAGGCATCGTCGGAGATCGCATCGACGGGACACCGGCAGGCGCGATTGTCTGGAAGCGATGGGAGTCGGTGCTCGACCGGGTGGTATGCGGACGATGCGCGAACTTCGACAACCAGGTCGTGCGCGCAAACGAAGAATTCAGGGGCGGAGAAGTCCCCGGTTATGTCCACCCGCAGTGCAGGTGCATCGAGGTCCTCGCTCTTCATGCGGCAGACCTGAACGTGGCTCACGCCGTGACCCGCGAGATGTTTGGACCTGGTCTCGGGCGCGCCGCGCATGGGCAGCGGGACAACTTCGAGAACGCTCACCAGTGGACCGATGAAGAGCGGGCCGAGTGGACGCGCCGGTACGGTCGTGCGAAGGTCGACGCCTCCTACCGCTCCAGACTGCTTCGGTTCGAGATTCGCCGCCACGAGGATAGCGCGGCAGCGGGTAGAGAGGTTGCCTCGGCGCTGGTGCCACGTCTTCGCAGCGAGAACGTGATGGCGCGGGATAGGCGCTCCACGCGCCAGGTGCACGATGATGCGAAGGGCCAAGGGCGGGACTGGCGGGCGCGCAGGGATCGGGCGGTGCCAATCGGGGCCAGGATCGGTGAAGGATTTCCGACGACAAAGCAGGCGCCGTGGTATCCGGATGACGGACGAAAACGACCTCCCGGGAAGCTGGACGAGTCGAGAAGAGCGTTCAAATGGTCGAGCGAAAAGCGGATAGCCGAATACCTCGTCAGCAAGGGGAACCTCGTAGCGCCGGCACGTGAGGGCAACAGGGCCGATGCCAGAAGAAATGCCGACGCCTTCGTGAATCATCGACGAACGGAGTTCAAGGCGCTCAAGCCGATGGCGAATTCAAGGAGAGCGATGAGATCGATCGAGGATTCGATGCGGCGCGGAGGACAGGCGAGGAATATCGTTCTGGACGCCAGGGGTAGTGGTCTATCCGAACAGGAGGCCAGGAGGACATTCGATCGGGTTCGACCATTGACCAGGGGCCGCCTGCGTCATATCCTGATCATAGGCGACGGGTATCAGGTACAATCGTCGGAATTTGATTGACATGGACGGTACGGCGGTTTTCATCGGTATGGCAGGCGGCCTTCGAAAGGTTGGGGATACCGTTGCGCCCGTCGTCGGAGTCGAGCTCCAAGAGGTGCGTGAGAACGGGTGTCACACGATGGAGGCCGTTCTTCCGGACTATGACATCGTGCTATTCGTCCACGGTTACGACGACGATCCGAGCGCTGGTATGATGTTCACTCGCCATCCGTTCCAGCTTGCGGTGTACACGGGTGATGAGTCTCTACGGATCTCCGTCGCTCGCGACATCTTCGAGAAGTTGAAGACCCTCGGAGTTCCCTTGATGCTTGTCGATGCGGTCCAAACCAAGCTCGACGAGTGGGTTCCTTTCGAGTAGCCGGCTTCACATGACGAAATCCTGACAGCCCACCTTCCCGGTGGGCTTCGTCGTATCAGCACTACACATCAGCAACTTCGCTGATGCGCACACCACGCGCCGCGACGGCCGTAGCGCGAATGGAGGATTCCATGCCGACCGACCAGACGCCCGGGTCGAAAGACGGGCAGAACACCGACCAGACCGGTGAAGACAGTGCTCTGGATGTCAATGCGATCGTCAACTCCGCGGTCACCGCGCAGCTCAAGCGGGCTCTGTCTCCACAGAATTTCGCGAAGCTGATCGCGCCTGTGCTCGAGGCGGCCGTCAAGCCGCTTGGAGAGCAGATCGCCGAGCTCAAGGCCGCGCCTGCCCCTGCGGCGACCGGCACCCCTCCTTCAGACGCGAACAAGCCGAATCCGGAGCTCACCGCTGTCAAGCAGCAGCTTCAGGAGATGAAGGACCAGCTCGCGAAGGAACGGGACCGGGCAGCAGCGGCGGAGACCAGGGCGCGCGACGACGCGACCTTCGGCGCTTTGAAGAGCCAGCTCGCAGCGGCGAAGGTCCGCCCAGAGATGGTCGAGTCGCTTGCGAAGGTTCTATTCCACGCAGACAGGCGCGTGGAGTTCGATGAAAACGGCAAACCCCTGATGCGCGTGCGCGTCTCGCCGGGCAAGGGGCTCGCCGAGGAAGATCAACTCCTGACGCTCGAGGACGGCGTCAAGGCGTTCGTGAAGTCAAAGGAAGCTGAACCGTGGTTGCCGGCACCAGGTGGGCCGCCGACTGCTCCGGGGCAGCAGCGCAGGTCTCCTGGCGTCGGCGGTCATCCTCCGACGCATCAAGGGCCGCCCGCCAATGAGGCGGAAGCGAATGCTCGCACGATGGAGCAGCTCGCAGCGCTGAACCTCCCTCTCCCGTAATCCGCAATCGCCCCACCGAAGGACTGAGAGATCATGTCAGACACAGCACAGACTCTTGCTCTGATTGTTGTCGCGCAGAACTACCGCGGCGACGTCATCAGGCAGATCAACCGCAAGGCGGCCCTGCTCAAGCTGCTGACCATCAAGCAGGGGGCTGGCGCAAACTGCGCATGGGTTCCGGAGGCCGACGGAATGGTCGCCGAGAACTACGCCGACGGCGCTGACGTCGCGAACCTCGGTTCCGACGCGCAGAGCGCCGCGGTCCAGGCGTGGGGCCTGTATCGCTCGAACTTCCACGTGACCGGTCTCGCCGAAGCGGTCGGAGCCAGTTCCGCCACGCCGCTCGGCAATGTCGGGCTGTGGGGCCGGAACATGGCGAACGCCTCCGGCAAGCTCGCGAGCACGATCAACGGTGCGCTTTACAGCGGCGCCGGCACTGGCACCCTGATCGCTGGCCTCGGCGTCGCGATCGGCAGCATCAGCAACACGTACGCGACGATCAACCGTTCCAGCGGATCGAATGCCTTCTGGCGCCCGACCGTCACGGACCCCGGCTCGCCCACGCTCCCGACGCTCGCCTCCCTCCGCAAGCACATCGGCGCGATCTACGACGCGTGCGGTGAGGTCCCCGACATCGCCATGTGTCCGACGGACATCTGGAACACGGTCGGTGGGCTGTTCGACCCGAATCGCCAGTACAAGCAGGAGGTCACCGTTGCCAAGGGCAAGATCCTGCTCGACGCCGGATACGAAGGCCTGATGGTCGACGGCACCATGTTCTTCAAGGACAAGGACGCCACGGCAAATCAAATCCAGTTCCTGAACACCAATCACGTGTGGGTGGAGTATCTGCCCCCCAACGTGCCAGGAATCCAGGAAGTCCTGCGCCAGATCGTGCCTGCCAATGACGGCTTCGGCGACATCCCCCTTGGATTCGTGACCGAACGGCTCGCCAAGAGCGGCGACTCCGAGAAGGCGATGATGAAGTCATACGTCCAGCTCGTGGTCGACCGGCCCAACGCCTGCGGCGTGATGCTCAACGTCCAGGCGACTTCCTAACCGGAACGCGGAAGGGAGGCTACAATGGCGAAGACAGTACGAAAGCTGGAGCAGCTCATCACCCTGGCGCTCGCGGCGGAATGGAACAAGTTGCGCAACGACCTCGTCGTGCTGGTCAAGGACACATCGATTCAGCACTTCGACGCCGTCCCTCTTGTGGCGGCACTGCCCGCTGCGCCCACCAACACCGCGACCTGCATCAGTTGCGCAACATCGCTGACGACGCTGTTCAACCAGCATCTTGCCAGCGTCATTGATGCGACTACCGGGCAGGGCGCACACCGCGTCGCTGACACCAACAACCCGGTGGCCACCAGCGTCGTTGATGACATCGACAAGGCCTGCACGCGCCTGTCGCTGTTCTCCTCTGCGCTGTACACGCACGAGTCGCAGACCGGCGTCCACATCAACAACGACGTGACGGCCGCACCTACGCCGGCCGCGTGTCACTCGTACGACCAGCTCGTGGCTCAGGTCAATCACGGGTACACGGATTACGAGGCGCATCGTATTCTGACGACCGGCAACGTGCATCTGCACGCCGACTCCACGAACGTCACCGGCACATCTACCGCGACCAACCTTGCGACTTCTATCACTCGGATCAACGCGCTCGTCACGGCATTCTTGGCGCACGTGATCCTCGTGGGGGCCGGCGGCTCACAGGTGCACCTGGCTTCAGGCGCCACGGCACTGACCGCGGCACTTGCAGCTCTTCCGGTTGCCTCCGATCGCGCCACTGCCTATGCAGCAGCGGTGGCCTTCCAGGCGGCCTACAACGAGCACTGCACCAACACGACGGCCCACACGATCGCGGATGCGACCAACCAGATGACCGACACCAATGTCAACGAGTGGTACACGGCATCGCTCACGGCTGCGGCATGTTCCACAGCGATCGGTGTGCACATTGCCAAGGGCCTGAACAGCACCGCGCTGAACCTCGTCGCGCCCTGACCGCCTGGATAGTCACAGGAGAGAACCATGCGGTTTACAAACACAGCAGATGTAGCGCTCGACTTCGTTATCGATGGCGAGCGCTACCAGGTGCCGGTGGCGGGGACCTGCGAGATCCCCGATCCCCTGTCGTACGTTCCCGCGGCGCATCGGTTGCCGCTTAGGCAGGTTGCGGTGGTGCAGACTGCCGCAACCATGCCACCGGCTTCTCCTGAGTCTGATTCTGTTTCGCCAGCCTACACGGTAGAAGAGTTGCGGTCGCTGGACGATAGCCGGTTTCAGGTTCCAAGGAACGCCTCGCGCAAGACTCTCCATGAGCTGTGCGATCGCTTCTCGCTCCAGAGGCCACCTGCTGAAATGCCAGTCAAGGAACTTGCCAGATCACTGGCTCTGAAGCTGGACGAGGTCCGTCAGCTTCGCGACGCTCGCAAGGCCGAGGTCGGGCGCGAGGGAAGCTGATGGCCTTCAGCGACGCACAGAAGGCCCAGATCCGCCGCTATCTTGGATTCCCTGACGTCTTTCGCTATGCGAACACTCGTCTCGAGTCGGCGATGGATGTGGTGGGAGGGCGGCCCGAAGTGCAATCGCAGGTCGAGAGCGACCTTGCGGCAATCACGCAGATCGAGTCTGACCTGCTGTCAGCTCTTCCGTCCGCCGGCATCAAGAAGGTCGACGAGGTCGAGTTCTTCGAGCGCGGGCAGCAACAGGCTCTCCGGCAGGAAGGGCGACGGCTGTGCGGGCGCCTGTCGACCACGATGGGCGTTCCGCTGGTCGGTGATGCCTTTGGCACCGAGGGTTACCGCGGCGACGACTTCATGGGCGTCGGCTTCCAGTATGGCGGCGGCATGTTCGGTGTCGGCTGATGAGCCTTCGCACCTCCCTGCTGCCTGTCGTTGAGGCATGCAGAGCGATCGCGGGCTCGACCGGGCTCGATATCCGCACATCGCAACTGACCATCCGAACGAGGACGTGGTCGGGTGGGCGCGCTGGATCTGGCATCTCGACCGACTCTGACCTGGCGCTTCCACAGCGCTACAAGGTTTCCCATCTCACGGCGCGAGAAGTCGCCTCGAGCGGCGGCCGCTACGAGATGGAGGACGTTCGGGTCGGGCCCATTACACCTGCGGGCGGAGGGGTCGGCTACACAGTCGACCAGCTCAAGCCAGCGGGCGCAGATGGCGTGGAGATTCTGTACGTCCTCAGCGGGGCGGTGGCGGGCGAATACGCCATCGTGCATCTGCACACCGAACGCCCCTTCCGATACGAGATTGTGCTGCGACGACGCCGAAGGACACCGTGATGGCATCCAAGAAGAATAACGAGCAGACATCGGCGCTGATGTGCGCCACCTGTGGCGATCCCATCGGTGACAAGGCCCTGCCCGTCAATCACGCTGGCGCCATCTATTGCCCGCAGTGCTTCGTGCACGTGGTCACGCTCGACACAGGACATATTGGGCTGCACGCTGCGAAATGCGGGCGCTGCGAGGCCGTCTTCGTCGCTCATGGTCCCAGGTGCCCACAGTGTAGATACACGGTTCTGACGGCGCTGCCGAAGAAGTAACTTCATGGGCGCGACCTACCGCGTGCACAGCCTGCGCGAGCTCGCCACGCTGGTCCACGCCCACAACCAGGCTCGCGAGGGTCGGGTCAAGAAGGCGATCGTCAAGGCTGCCAGACAGGGCAAGGCGTACATCGTCAAGTTCACGCTCCCGATCGCGTTCCGCGAGCTGGAGCACTCGCTGCGGGTGGAGAGCAAGGGTGGCAAGGTTCGGATTGTTGCCGACGCCCCCCATGCCGCTCCCGTAGAGACCGGTTCCCGCCCGCACTGGCCTCCTCTGGCGCCTCTCATCGCGTGGGTGAAGCTCAGGGGCATGCAGGGCAACCAGGGGGCGGCCAAGGGCAAGCCAACGCGACTGCGGGGCACAACGACCGCCGAGCACAGCAACGAGATCGCGCTGGTGCTCAACGTGCTGGCGATGCAGCGCGGCGGCTCGAATGACGTGGACGACCCCGCTGCAATCGCCCGAGCGATCCAGATCGCCATCTCGCGGCGCGGGACGAAACCTCACCGATACATGGCGAAGGCGCTCCCTGAGATTCGCAGGATCCTCGATGTCGAGGTGCGCATCGCCCTGGCGGACAACGGCGGCGGAACGGGGATCGGGGCAGGTCTCAGATCCGCTCCGGACACTCGAATCGGCGTATCTGACGCAGGAGACATGGCGGCCGAATGAGCGAAGTTGCCCCTCTGCGTGAGGCAAAAGCTGAGCCGTCCAAAGCCATTGTCGACATGCTCAACGACCTGTTGGCGATGGCAGAGCGCGGAGAAATTCTCTCGTTTGCGGGCGTCGCCCACCTACGCGGTCACGAAACGGCGACGGCGCACGGAATGGCAGAGGGTGGAAGCATCTCCGAGCTGGTATGCGGCATTGAGCGCGTGAAGCTGCGTCTGCTCAAGATTGGTGGGGACGACGAGCCATGATGAGCATCGAACAGGCAGCGGCGAGCGCCCTTGCCGACTACCTGTCGACGGTGCTCAACACGGATCCGATTGCTCCGGTGTCCGTCGAGCAGAGGTGGCCCGACCCCGAGAAACCGCTCCCCGCATTGGCTGTGACCGTCCTGCTCATCGGAGACGCGCAGCACCAGTTGGTCAGCACCACGGAGCCGGTGTCCTCGCAAGAGTTGATTCCGCCCGATGCGACCAAAAAGCTTTACCGATGGAAGGTCGCCGAGGTCACACAGCCGCTCCAAATCGACTGCTGGGCTACCTACGACGTGGCCCGCGACGACCTGCGCGCTCGAGTTGAGGCCGCGCTCCAGGCTGGCGACCAGACCGAGGATTGGCCGACGCCTCCCGGGCTCGATCTCGCGCTGCTCAGCGCGGATGGCTGGGAAGGCACTGCCGAGTTCATCTTCCAGGCATTTGGCAACATGGACAACCCGAGCTCCGCGGCGCAGTCCGAGTGGCGGGCAACCGCACGCGGAGAAGCTCGCGTCGCCCTGTACATCGACGCGGTGAGCCCAAGGATGGCCCACCTCATCCTTCGGCAGAAGCTCAACGGCGGCCGAGCCGTCGACAGCACCGTAACTCCCTGACGAGGTCATCATGGGTCTTTTCGTCTCCTCGCTCTCCTCGATTCGCCGCCACGGCGTCAACGCCATCATGCGCAGACCTCCGACGGTCATCGCTCCCGTCGGCAACGGTGTGGCTGCCATCGTGGGGCAGTTCCCGTGGGGGCCCGACCAGGCGCTCACGGTGCCAGCTGACGAGGCCGACTTCCTCGACAAGTTCGCCCCGACTGGCATGTCGCACCTCATGAGCGGATATCTGGCGGTCCTAGGCAAGGGCTTTCCGACGCTCAAGATCGTGCGCGTGCTCGCCAGCGGAAAAGCGAAGGCAACCGCTGCCCTGGTCAACGGAGCATCCACCGAGCTCGACGTGGCCCTGAAGTACAACGGGACGGCGGGCAACGCTGTTATCGTCACGATTTCCGATGCCTCTGACGGCGTCGCGGCGCACTGTAACATCGCTGTCAGCGTGACCGATGCGCGCGGGACGACCACCGACCTTTTCACGAACGTCGACAACACCGCTACGGTGTTTTCCGCTCCGGACTGCTCGCAGGCCAAACTCACCGGCTCCATCGCGCGGCACGGCAGCAACGTGCTCAGGCCCACCAACGCGTCGGTCACATGCACTGGCGGGCTCGACGGCACGATCACCTCGGCAGAGTACGTGGGGACGCCTGGGGCGGGCAACCTCGGCATGGCGCTGCTCGAAACAGACAAGAGCATCAGCGCTGTGTTCACCGACGACTGCGGAGACACCCTGCGTTCTGCCGTCAACACCGGCCTGCTCGCTCACGCCATCTCGTGCGGCAACCGCATGGCCTTCCTGCAGGGCCCCAAGAGCCAGACGGTCACGGCCGCAAAGGCCGACAAGGCTGGTTACACAGCCTCGCGATGGGGCTACTACTGCGGCCAGTGGGCCTACGTCTACGACGATGTGACCGGCGCTCAGCAGTACTCCCCCCTGGCGTCGTTCGCGGCCTCGATGGCCTGCCAACTGTCGCCATCCACGGGCATCGCCTGGAAGTCGACCGAAGCCGGCGACATGCTCGCCAACGTCATCGGCATCGACATGGACTGGGGCCAGGGCGTCTCGGACGCAGAGGACGCCGGAATCCTCGCCGCCGAGATGGAGGATTCGGGCGGGTACCGCTTCGAGGCCGACTGCACGATGGCGACGCCCGCGGACCCGACGCTCAAGCTCGGCACCGACACGCGCATGGCGATCTACATCGCATCGTCGTTCGCCCGAGCGACCCGCAGCTACTGCGACGGGCCCAACGTGCCATTCGACCAGATTGCTATCGTCGGAGGGCTGCAGGCCTTCATGGACGACCTCAAGAAGGCCGCGAACGTGGACCCGGAGCACATCCCGTTCGTGCTCGACTACAACATTGACCCGCTCTCGAGCGTCAACAGCAAGTCGAGCCTCGCCAACGGGTTTTTCATGGTCCCACTGAACTACCAGACCGGCCCCCAGATGAGCCACATCGTGCTCAGCATTCAAGGCGGCGTCGGCGTCACCATTCGCAGCGCGTAATCTCGACGCACGCACAATCGGAGTGATCCATGGCCAACAGCTTCTGGAGAGGTCGAAAGACCAAGGTCGCATTCTCGATCGACAACACCAAGGTCGTGCTTGTCGTCCAAAAGTGGAGCGTCGAGGAATCTGCGGTAGACCACGACGACGGGATCTGCGGCGAGGACCGCAACCGCCCCGACAGAACCGTCACGGGGTACTCGGGCAAGATGGACGTCTTGCTGGAGGACCTCAAGCCGATCAAGGCGCTCATCAAGAACACGCAGAACGACGACGCCGGAGTTGAGCCGCTGGTCAAGGCGATCTCGTGGGGCATCACACACCAGGGCATCACCGAAGGCTTCCAGGCAGGCGGCACCATCGTCGTCAAGTGGAACCTCGATGTCGGCGGTATGGCCGAGCCGGGCAAGACCACGATCACGTGGCGTTCACAGTACTTCACGGCCGTCGGCGGATAATCGCCCGCGGCCCATCACCAGGAGAAACAGATGGGCAGCAACGCAATTCAACTCCTTCTCACGGGCAAGTATTCGAGCGGGCGCGGCGTCCGCATGCGGATGATCGACCCGGCTGAGAAGGACCGCGCGGCAAACAACGCTGCGCAGATGATGGGGAAAGAGGCGACCGGGATCGAATACAGCGCGGCGATCGAGCGCCAGATTCTGCTGACCTCGATCATGGCCGTGACGCGTCAGGGCTATCTCGACAAGGAGAGCGTCATGACCGCCGACTGGGAGCCGATGGACTTCTCGAAGCTGGAGCTCGCCGGCTCGGAGTTCGAATACAGCCGCCTCTTCACCGCCAAGGACGATTCACTGCTAATCGCGATCTCCAGGCGCATGCACGGCGTCACGAGCGAGGAGGTTGATGCGCTGATGGGGGAAGCGATCCCGATCTCGGACAGCTGACCCTCATCACGGCGAGGCCCGAGCGCTACTGGCGGCAATACCTCGTAGGGTGGCAGAACGACGCCTTCGCCGCTCGATACGGCAATGTCAGCCTCGCAGTGCTTCGAGGTCCCAGGCCGTTCGGTAGCTATCTCGACAAGTTGTTTTTCATCAGCGCATTGCAGATTCACCTGGAACGAGAGTTCAAGCCTCGTTCGACGGAGAGTGCAGATCCATGACCGAGCGAGCGCAGATTCCGCGAGTCGGCGATGTTCTCGCCGGCGGCGTCAACGCGCTTGCTGCGGTGCGTCCCCATGCTGTCCAGTTCCTCGAGACTGGCCGGTATGGGGACATTTTTGCGATCTGGAAGTCCCAGGTTCAGATCGCGCTCGCTCGCCTCGCGGACGAATGCAAGGCGTCTCGTGTGACGCTCGCGACCGGCATCGCTCTGCATGACCTGCTGCAGTCGGAGTTCGACGCCGTAACCGACCCCGAGCCCCAGAAGGCGGTCGGAACCGTCAAGCTCTATCGGCACAACTCGACGACGTCGGTGCTGCAGGGCGGGCTCATCCGCACCGGGACGATCTTCTCTCGGTCCGGCTCTCCCTCGGCAACTCCGCCGATTCGATCGGCACAGTACCAGACCGTTGAGCCGTTCTTCGTGCCGTCACTCAACCCAGGCGGAACGCTGAACATCTCCCTGCGCGCCGTTGCTACGCAGCCGGGGACAGCGGCCAACATTCAATCGGGCGACCCGGTTGTGTCGATCGCTGACAATCTGTTCGACTCGCAATTCGTCGTGCAGGAATCGCGCGCTGCGGGCGGCTCAGACGGCGTCAGTGTGGCGAAGCTCCGCAGCCTCGCGCTGGCGATTTCGCTGGGTCAATACGGGCCGACGCTGGCAGCGCTGGCGGCTGGCGCGCTCCTGACGGCCGGCGTCTCGCGCGTCGCTCTGCGTGAGTATAATGACCCCGGATATCCAAGCGACGTAGGCCAAACGCGCATCTGGCTCTGCGATGACTCGTGGTGCTGGTCGCAGCAATTGGCCGATACGTGCCTGCAGAGCTTGCGCGACAAGTGGCTTGGATTCGGCTGCAAGTGCCAGATCAACGAGGTAGTCAACGTCCCGGTGTCCCTGTCTGCGAGCATCCTGCTCAGGGACAAGCGCTACGTCGCGGACACGCTCGCGATCGCGGACAGCGTTCGCGCGGCGTGCCTGTCATACCTCAACGATCGGCCGGATTGGTGGACGTGGCGAGAGCGATCTCTCGCGGCGAAGATCGTGCAGTCCGACCGGCGCGTCCTCGCCGTCCCGACGCCGATCGTCATCACCGACATGCGCTACAACACTCCGATTACGGAGCCGACAGGCGGAGGACTACCCTCCAATCCTGCGGGCACCATCGACCACCTTGACCTCGACAAGACCAAGGCCACGTTGACGTTCCTGACCCCCGGGGCTTCGTACTGACATGAGCGATGTCACGTACGTCGTCGAGACCGTATTCGAGTCGAAAGGCTCGGGGCAGCTCGAACAAGCCACGTTCGGGGCGGGTGGGGCGAGAGGATTCGAGGGCAAGGTCGGGTCTCTCTACGGCGCGTTCGAGCGCCTGGATTCCCAGCTTCGTGGCATGGGCCGGTCGATCATGGCGCCCTTCGACGCGATCGCAAACAAGGTCGTAGACGTTGGAGTCGGCCTGGGAAAACTCGGTGCTGTGGCCGGCGTAGGAGCCGTGACCTACGGCGTTGCGAAGCTCAACAACGAGTTGGAGAAGACGAACATCTCCCTGGGCGCGATGTTTGAGGCGAACGGCAAGGCAGGCAACATCGCAGGTGGGATGAAGCTCGGCGCTGAGGTCATGTCTCAGATGCGCAAGGACGCCGCGGCGCTCCCGGGAGAGTTCGAGGATCTGGTCGGAATCTTCAAGACCATCGCGATCCCCGGTTTCGGCGCTGGTGCGAGCATCAAGCAACTCGAGGCGATGTCGGCCAAGACCATGGCATTCGGTGCCGTAGCGGGCCTGCCACAAGAGCAGGTTGCCCGCGAAATGGCGATGCTCATGGAGGGCAGAGCTGGAGGCCACAACGTTCTTGGCATGCGCCTGATGGGGCTCGGCGGAGAAAAGGCCGAGAAGTTCAACAAGGAGTCGCCTGCCAAGCGCCTTGAAGAGTTGACCGTGCATCTCGACAAGTACAAGGGGTCGATTGATGCATATAGCCGCTCATTCGAGGGGCTCTCGTCGACATTCATGGACAACGGCAAGCGCTTCCTCGGCCTGTCTACCGGCCCGCTGTTCGAGAAGGTGAAGGGGGCACTGGGAGAGGTCAACGACTGGTTCAGCCGGAACCAGAATCGAATCGAGGATGTTGCTACGCTCATCGGGTCGAAGTTCAGCTACGCCTTCGACTGGGCAAAAGAGAAGCTCCTGGAATGGTGGCCGGCGATCGAGACGTTCGCAATCAACGCCTACAATACCTTCGGGCGCATGTGGAAAGAGGCCTCGCCTCTTATCGACAAGGCCGCCACGGTCATGAAGGAATTCCTCGCGAATCCGAACGCGATGAACATGATCATGACGGCGGGTAAGTACTACGCAGGGGCGAAGGTCGGCGGAGGGGTCCTCAGCGGCGCCGCGAACGTCGGAATGGGCGCGATGGGTCTCGTGCAGACGCTCAAGATGCTCGGCATTGGCGGCGGAGCAGTAGCCGGCGCGGGCGCTGGGATGAGCTCCGCGGGAATGGG